TGTTGAGTATAATGGTGCTAGACGCGAAGGCATTATTAAACGCATCGATCAAATTGTTGTTAGTCAACAGCACCGTGATGGGTTTAATCACAGTGTTAAGGCACCAATTCGTGATGCAGTAAAACAGGTATTGGGAGATTTAATCGATGAACGCACTGTTTGGCACATCAATCCTACTGGAAATTTTGTTATCGGTGGACCAGACGGCGATGCTGGTGTAACTGGACGTAAGATTATTGTTGATACCTACGGTGGATTTGCTCCCCACGGTGGTGGTGCGTTTAGTGGCAAGGATCCTACCAAAGTAGACCGCAGTGCTGCATATATGGCTCGCTGGCTTGCTAAAAACGTAGTAGCAGATGAAATGGCAGATTGGTGTAACATTCAATTGAGTTATGCTATCGGTGTTAAACAGCCAACTAGTATTCTTATTGACAGCAATGGTCATAATCGTAGTATTGAACGCTTTATTCGCAACGAAATCGATCTAAGTCCAAAAGGCATTATTGATAGATTTGATTTGTTTAACTTTCACGAGTATAGCAAAAATTGTGTATATGGACACTTTGGAGACAAAGATGTACCTTGGGAGAAAATCGGATGGTAAAAAATTGGCTCAAAAAAATAACAGGTGTTGCAGCCATTGAAGCCGCTGCTATCGAAGCAGAAACAAAACGAATAAAAGAAGAAGAAGAATTACAACGACTTACAGTTGAAAGAATAAAAGCCGAAGAAGAAGCAGAATTAGCACGTCTTTCTCCTAAAGATCGTGCAACTCGCAAAGAAGAGCCTTACGTTTCTGTTCTTGAAACCAAGATCAATCCAGAAAATATTCGCAACGGGTTTTTTGAACTAGACTGGAATGAATACTTTATTAAAGAATTAATGTTGTATGGGTATGGTACAGAAGCAGATCCTGAAGAAGAAATTGTAGATCGTTGGTTTAGAGACATTGTTTTTCAAATGTTGAATGCAGAAGGACTTGACACACAGCGCGGTTCCGGCTATATTAATGTAGTACCCATTGCAAAAGGCAAATCAGAAGTATCATGACAACTTACATTCTTGTAGACACTGCTAACACTTTTTTTCGTGCCCGACACGTTGTTCGTGGCGACATCGATACAAAAGTAGGCATGGCTCTACACATTACATTTAACAGCATTAAGAAAGCGTGGACAGACTTTAAAGCCGACCACGTTGTCTTTTGTCTTGAAGGTCGTAGTTGGCGCAAAGACTTTTATCAGCCATACAAGCGTAATCGTCAAGAAACTCGTAATGCTATGAGTCCGAGAGAAGCAGAAGAAGACAAAGTGTTTTGGGAAATCTTTGACGAGTTTAAAGACTTTGTTACTAATAAAACCAACTGTACTGTACTTCAGAATCCTGTGCTTGAAGCAGACGACCTTATTGCTGGATGGATCCAAAATCATCCCAATGACAGTCACGTGATTATTAGTACAGATGGCGACTTTGCACAGTTGATTTCACCTAAAGTGAAACAGTACAATGGCGTTCAAAATATGATTATCACGCACGAAGGCTTTTTTGACGACAAAGGTAAGCCAATTAAAGATAAAAAGACTGGCATTGTTAAAACTGCATCCGACCCAGAATGGATGCTGTTTGAAAAGTGTATGCGCGGCGACACCAGCGACAACGTATTCTCCGCATATCCCGGTGTACGTGTCAAAGGTACAAAAAACAAAGTAGGCCTTACCGAAGCATTTGCTGATAAAAAAAGCAAAGGCTTTGCTTGGAATAATCTTATGTTGCAGCGTTGGGTAGATCACAACGGTGTCGAACACCGTGTTATCGATGACTATCAACGTAACGTTATACTTTGTGATCTATCGGCACAGCCAACACATATTAGAGAAGTTATAAACACTAGTATTCATAGTGTTGAACCCAAGGACATCGGTCAAGTCGGTATGAAACTTATGAAGTTTTGTGCTAAATGGAACATGCAAAAAATTGCAGATCAGGCCACACTCTATGCAGAGCCATTAAACGCTAGATACACCAAGGAATAAAAGTGAAACAACAAATTACAGCAAAAGAAGTTCTTGAGAATAGATTTTGGATAGTCGAAGATCAAGGTATGCGTGTAGGAACACTTACAAAGGATGAAAATTCTTTTATCCTGTCACGCAAAGGTGAGATTAGTTTTTACAAAGATGAGAAGCAATTAAAAAAACAGTTTGGTAAAAACTTTCTTACTGCCAAAATTACACAAAACGAAAATTCAAAAACTGATACTAGTGTACACGGATATCCTACTCGCAGTATACCGTACAACAGTATGTACGACATTGTGCATAGATTACCTCTTTTTACAAAAAGTGAAAAGTCAAAAAGCGTTTATTGTGCTGGCTATTACTTGATCAAATTTAATGTTAACTGGCTTAAAAGTTTTTGTCCAAAACTGATTACTATTGAAAGAAACGAATACCTCGGACCTTTCAAGACCGAACTAGAAATGAAGGCTGCATTGAGCAATGTCAACAGAACCAATTAACACAACACCTATAACACAATTTATACAACAGGTTAAAGGTGCAGAATCCAGCAATGCAAGAGAAGTTCGATTAGATATTGCTGTTGCAAAAAGCCTTGCATTTACTTTGGGTATTGTTATGAGTAGAATGAACGGCGATCTGGAAAAATTTGTAAAAGAATATTCCACTAAAACCTCCGACGAAACTATTACAATATCAATGGACGCCGGCGGTAACTGGTCATAAGTCATAAATATATGCGTATATAATTGGAGTACGCAATGAGCAGACCTAAACCGAATGTTCTTTTAGAGTATACAAATAGTAGAACTTACAAGTGTGAACAAGTTCTAGATGCTGAAGCAGTATGGGCTGTCTTTTATAAAGGCAAGCCTTTTAATCTCAAAAGCTCTAATAGTCTAACAAGTTATCCTGGTCCAAAATATAAAAAAACAAGTTTTTCTAATCCTGGACATGCATTTAATTTAGCAAGTAAGTTAAATTTGATGTTTAAGACCGCAGATTTTGCAGTTTATAAATTAACCACAGGCGAAGAAGTAGAAGATGAATAAAAAAGTCTACACCAAGTTATTTTTACAAGAACTTGGAAAAAGTACTTCTGATAATTCGATAACTGAACATTTACCTCTGTGGTGGCAAAACACTCGTCAAAAAGACAACAGTGGTTTAAGATTAACAGACGACGGATTTGAAGTTATACAAAAAATTGATTTAAAAGTTTATGACATACCTTTTCCAAAAGATATGCCACTAACAACTCAAATAATTATTTTTTTAGACAAATTTATTGATTGCCCTTATTACTTAACAAAAGATGGCATACTTGTAACAAATGAAAAGAAAGCAGTAGAACTTGCATTGTTTAGTGGCGATGTACGCAAGTACGGATTAAACAAAGCATTAACACGTTCTAGAACATTATAGAACGAATTATCAAATGGATGTATTAGTAAATAACGAAAAAAAGATGGTGTGTTGTGTTCTGCCAAGATGCGGAAGCAACCATGTAAGAAGTGTTTTAAAAACAGTAGGATGGGTGGAAAGAAGAAGAGTTACTAAAGAGTCTTTTGAAGATTACACAATTATAAAAATTGTTAGAGATCCGTACGAAAGATGGGTAAGTTGGTTTTATTCTTTTGAGTGGGACGATATCCCACCTATAAAAAACTGGACTGTTGCTGATGCCAAACAGTGGTTAGAAAATTTTCGCGTAAGACACCATTATGACGAACACACTGCGTTGCAGTCAATGTTATATAATTTTAATAATGAATACATTTGCAACAACACTTGTTATGTTAGAATGGAATATGTGGATATGTATTTTGGATTCACCAATCAACGTCATCCGTCATTTGTTCAACATTTTGCAAGAATGGACGAAACACCTCTTGATGTACTTGAATACTTTAAACACGCTATACCCAAATTATACAAGCCTGATTACATTTGGATGAAAAATCTCAACATATGGGAAAAAAGTAGTTGACCTTCTGTGTTTCGTGCTGTATAACTAACACATAGGCACTGAAACACAGAAAGGAATACTCCATGTCAGAACTTACTCGTACTGTTAGCCCGAACAAGGCTAAAGCAAGCATTCGTCATGCAATGCTTAAAAAGCGTCCGATCTTCCTCTGGGGTCCCCCGGGTATTGGTAAGTCGGACATTGTTCACCAGATTGCAGAGCAATTTAATGCTCCTGTTATCGACGTTCGTCTTAGCCTTTGGGAACCCACTGATATTAAGGGTATTCCGTACTTTGATTCCAATACCAGCAAAATGGTTTGGGCTCCTCCAGGCGAACTGCCCGACGCAGAGTTTGCAGCCAAGCATAAGAACGTTGTTCTTTTCCTCGACGAAATGAACAGTGCTGCTCCGGCTGTGCAGGCTGCTGCATACCAACTTATTCTTAACCGTAAGGTTGGTACTTATCGACTGCCTGATAACGTTATGATTGTTGCTGCTGGTAACCGTGAAGCAGATAAAGGTGTTACTTATCGTATGCCTGCTCCGCTTGCTAACCGCTTTGTCCACCTTGAAATGAAAGTCGACTTCGACGATTGGTTCCAGTGGGCAGTTAACAACAAAATCAACAAAGACGTTGTAGGTTTCCTTAACTTCTCGAAGAAGGACCTTTACGACTTTGATCCTAAGTCTCCTAGCCGTTCGTTTGCTACTCCACGTTCGTGGTCGTTTGTTAGCGAATTGCTCGAAGATAACCTTGACGATGGCACTACTACTGACCTGGTTGCAGGTGCAGTTGGCGAAGGTCTTGCTGTCAAGTTTATGGCTCACCGTAAGATTGCAAGTTCTATGCCCGATCCAACCGAAATCCTCGCTGGTAAGGTTAAAGAGATGAAGACTCGTGAAATCAGTGCCATGTATTCCTTGACTGTCTCGCTCTGCTACGAACTTAAAGAAGCATCTGACAAGAACGACAAGAAGTTCGACTTTATGGTCAATAACTTCATGCGGTTCTCGATGGATAACTTCGATACTGAATTGGTTGTTATGGGTATTAAACTCGCACTGACTCAGTATAATCTTCCGATTGATCCCGAAGCAATTGATTGCTTTGACGAGTTCCACGCTCGTTATGGCAAGTATATTAGTGCTGCTTCGGCCTAATACGGTGACACTAGAGTGGGCAGGTCAAACTGCCCACTCTTTCTATCTAATGCTTGACAAAGCAAGTAAATATGTTATATTACATTATAGGCACTGAACAAGAGGTTAACTATGTCTGTCAAAAAGACTCAATCCAAGCGTAAAAAGAACTGGGCTCCAGATCCTAACATTACTCCCGAAGCACTTGATCGTATGCGTGTAGACGTCCTCGATCGCATTATTGTTGCTCGTGTAGGCTTGCTTCTAAAGCATCCTTTTTTCGGTAGTATGGCTACTCGTCTGCGTGTTGAAAGTGCCGACGAATGGTGCATGACTGCGGCAACAGACGGTCGTCATCTTTACTTTAACACTCAGTTCTTTAATGCAATGAACAATAAAGAAATTGAGTTTGTTATTGCACACGAAATCCTTCACTGTGTTTACGATCACCTTACTCGTCGTGAAGATCGTGATCCAATGCTTTACAACATCTCTGCAGACTACATTGTTAACAACCTTCTTGTTCGTGACAAGATTGGTCAAAAGCCTCGTGTAGTTGATTGCTATCAAGACTTCAAGTATGATAAGTGGACTTCAGAAGAAGTCTATGACGATCTGTTCAAGAACGCTCATAAGATCGACTTTGATGCTCTTGGCGAACTGCTTGACGAACACATTGACTGGGAAGCAGGCGATGAAGAAGGTGATGGCAAAGAAGGCAATGGCTCGGGCAAAGGTCGTCCTAGACTGACCAAGGCCGAACTTGATGCAATCAAGGACGAAATCAAAGAAGCAATGATCAATGCTGCACAGAGTGCAGGTGCTGGCAACACTCCTGGTGAGATCCAGCGTATGATCAAAGAACTAACTGAGCCTAAGATGAACTGGCGCGAACTTCTGCGTCAGCAAATCCAAAGCACTATTCGTAACGATTACACTTTTGCTCGTCCTAGTCGTAAAGGCTGGCACACTGGTGCTATTCTTCCTGGTATGAACTTTGACGAAACTATCGATATTACTGTTGCTATCGATATGTCAGGTTCTATTGGTAACGATCAGGCTCGTGACTTTTTGAGTGAGATCAAAGGCATTATGGACGAATACAAGGACTATCGTATTAAACTGTGGTGTTTTGACACTAAGGTTTACAACGAACAGGACTTTAGTGCAGACGGCGGCGAATCGCTTATGGATTATGAAATCATGGGCGGCGGCGGTACAGACTTCGACTGTAACTGGAAATACATGAAATCAAATGATGTCCAGCCTAAGAAGTTTGTTATGTTTACTGATGGATATCCGTTCGGTAGTTGGGGAGACGAGTCTTACTGTGATACTATTTTTATTATCCACAGTAACCACAACAAATCTTTGCAAGCACCGTTTGGCGTAACTGCCCACTACGAGGAGTCACGTGGTTAAGAAGAATAAAATTAATCCACTCAACGTGCTTGAGGTAAGGAGGGTAGAATTCTGCCCTCCTTATTTCGAAACGATTGTTATTAATCCTACATACAATCTTTCCAAGGCATTAGAAGAGTGGATCTACGAAAACTGTTCCAGCCGATTCTACGTTGGTAACACTATCGAATTAGGCGAATCAACACCATTTAAACAAAAAATTAAAATTGGTTTTGAAAATCCCTCGGAACTAAGTTATTTTATGATAGCTTGTCCACTTTTGAAATACAACAGATAAATCTATAATATATATTAATACAAGGAGATTACTATGTCTGAACAAACTCAACCAAACCCAATGGATCTAACTATTCAAGATTTAGCAATTATGAAACAAATCATCGACATTGCTAGCGAACGTAGTGCTTTTAAACCAGCAGAAATGGCCGCTGTTGGAACAGTGTACACAAAGTTAGAACATTTTCTAAAAACTGTTGAAGAACAACAAAAGGCAGCAAAAGCCGCACAGGCTGCAACACCTGCTGCAACAGAGGAAAACACCAATGCCTAATATTAAACACGTAGGCAGAATCAAAAACAATAAACGGAGAGCAATTGTTGCATATCGTACACTGCCAGGTGATCCGTATAATTGTTTAGTAGTTCTAACCGAATCACTTCCGTCAGATGAACACGATGTACTAATCAAAGTAGTTGAGTCGCCTGCAGGTCAAGATGCATACGAGTTAGCAGAAGTAATGGCTAGGTCATATCTTCCTGACGGGCGTAACATGCTTTCTGGATTTCATACTACTGGAAAATTAAGAAAAGTTCCAACCAACGAAATTGAAATGACTCCTGATAGCAAAACTGTTATCAGTCTTGACAAGTTAAATGAAGCCATTGCTCAGCAACGTGGAATTTCGTTAGAAGATTTGGCTCTTAAACCTTCGGGTCAATCTGCCGAAACCCCACAGGTTATCAACGAAATGCCTCTAATGGCTGCTGAAACTGTTAACTCACAGATTACAGATGCTGTAACTACAATGCCGCCTACCGCAGAAGAAATGGCAGCACAATTGCGTAGTCAAGCAGATGCTATGTTCAAGGAAGCAAAGAAAATGCGAGAAGTTGCAGAAACACTTGTTCCAACTGTAAAGAAAGTCAAAGCAGAAAAAAGTGCCTAAAAGAAAAGTTCATCCCGATCCTGAAACAGAAGAACACTGGCAAGAAATTTTTGATTCTGTCGAGATGGACTATCTTCCTCTAGAATATATTGACCGCATACTAATTACTTTTCAAGACGGTAGTGTATGGGACATTGATATAAAAGATAGTAAAAAAAAGCAACCTATCGAACAAATAGAAGATTCGTTAGATCAACTTTTTGAAGAATATGACGACAACATCGAATCTATTGATTTTAGACTTGACTTAAAACGTGTTCAGACAGACGTTAGTAAGCGTGTTTATAAGTTCTTAAAATTAAACAGATAATAAATCTCCTAGAGTGATAAATATATAAAAGTATTATCACTCTAGGAGATTTTCAATATGGCATTGCGATTAAGACGCGGGACTGAGGCAGAAAGAGGTTCTGTCATCTTTCAAGAAGGCGAATTAGTTTATGTAACTGACACCAAAGACCTTTATGCCGGAGACGGGGTAACACCTGGAGGTATTAAAGTTTCTAATGTTGGATCTCCAGATGCACTTACACAAAACTTAGACTTAGACGGATTCAACATTCTCGGAAGTGGTACTGTTACTGCAACTGCCTTTGTAGGCGACGGCAGCGGACTTACTAACTTACCTATCGGTGCAGGCGGTGTAGTCGAGGGTGTAAATTACAGAATTAATATTGTTGGAAACGATAGTAGTACTATTGTAAATTCTGCTACAAATACATTAACCGGTTTGTTTGTAGGCGACGGTAGCAATATTACCAACATCTTACTAGACCAACTCGACGATGCATTTATATCATTTCCTAGCAACGGAGAAGTGCTAACTTACACTGATGGCTTCTGGGTTAACGCACCCGCAACCGGTGGCGAAGGTATAGTTGCAGGTGGCGACTATCGAATCAATATTATCGGAACCGATAGCACTAGAATAATTGATACTAATACAAATACAATAAGTGGACAGTTTGTTGGAGAACTTTCTGGTTCTGTATTTACAGACAACTCGTCAATAATTATTGACGGCATTGACGGAACAATATATTCTGATAGTATAAAACATACAGGCGGTGCTCTAAAAGTAGAAAACGCTACTGTTGGGGTTAGAACTACTCTTAATGTTAATAGTGTTGACGAACTTTCTAGAGTAACAATATCAAGAGAGTCAAACTCAACAATTAACGATAGTATGGTTTATGGTAGATTAGATTTTGTAAAAAACGATCCTGGCGGACTTGTCACTACTGCAACTGTTGGTGCTGATAACCTAGGATTATTTTTTGCTATTAACCCAACAGGAATTACTTCTAACGAACCTGAGTACGTTGTTTTTTCTGCAGATAATAATTTTGGAATAGGAGTTTTTGATCCGCAAACAAAACTTGAAATTAAAGACGGCAGTTTAAGATTCAACGAATCAAGAAATCTTTTAGACATCTCTCCGGCTTCACTTTACGAACTAACTGTTGATATCAATAACAACACACTAGCGTTCTATGACGGTGTTGAATGGAGAAATATTGTAGCATCCGGAAGCACAGCACTTGAAACAGTGTTACCTGGAGGTTTATTTATTGGAGCATATGATCAAGCCACTATAAATTCTTTTGGACTTGACAGTGCAAACATTACCGGTTCTATAGTTTATAATTCAGATAGCGACAGATTTGAATTTTTCCAATCCGGTTCATGGATCCCGCTTGCAAATCAAGAACTCGAAGAAACATCTGATGTACGTTTTGCAAGTGTTACTGCCGATAGTTTCATTAGTACCGGAGCAGGAACTCCTACACTAGAAAGTGCTACAAACCTCGATCTACAAGCAGGTAACGCTGTTAGAGTAATAGGTGCTCCATTTAGATTAGCAAATCTTACAACAACTCAACGAAATGCATTAACTGCTGCAAATGGCGATATGATATACAACTCAACTGCAAACAGAATTCAGGCATATCAAAACGGTGCTTGGATTAATCTAGACGACGGAACTTCTGCATAATGGAAACCAAAGAATATATCGTTAGCACAATACGTGGTATAGATATTGCAGATGTCGATACAGAGATGACTGCGTCAACTGGTAGTAGTACTATTCCAAATAGAAGTTGTGAAATCTGCAATAGTAGACCATTAAGTACTAGACAGACTCATTATCATTTAACTGATGCCGAAGCAGAAGCATTACGCAACGATCCTAGAATTTATTCTGTAGAAATTCCGCCAAATCAACGTGATGATATTTCTATTGGTCACAATGCTGTGCAAACTGGCAATTTTACTAAAACAAGTTCGGACTCGGGGAGTTTTATCAACTGGGGTTTAAAACGTTGTATTTCTGAAACTAATAATTACGGATCTGGAACTACTATTGATAACTTATTTTCCTACAGTGCTGATGGTTCAGGTGTTGACATTGTTATACACGATTCAGGATTACAAGTTGATCATCCTGAATTCAACGATGCAAATGGTATTAGTAGAGTTCAACTAATCAATTGGTATACAGAAAGTGGCTTGGCAGGAACACAAAGTGTAAACCATTATAGAGACTACGACGGACACGGTACACACGTTGGAGGAATTGCTGCTGGCAAAACATTTGGGTGGGCCAAAAATGCAAGAATCTATGCTCTTAAGGTTAATGGTTTAGAAGGTGCTGGCGATAGCGGAACTGGAATTTCTATCACAGACTGTTTTGATGTTGTAAAAGGGTGGCACCAAAACAAACCCATTGATCCAGCAACTGGATATAAACGACCAACTGTGGTAAATATGAGTTGGGGATATGGTACAACCTTTACAAATATCACCGGCGGGTCATATCGAGGTACTCCATGGGTAGGTACTAGTAGAGATACATCAAAAGGAATGATCGGTTCCTTTACCCTTTCTGGTTATAGACACGTTGTTAGAGTAGATTCAGTAGATGTCGATTTACAAGAACTTATTGATGTAGGTGTGCATGTGTTTATTGCTGCTGGAAATACATACCAAAAAATTGATGTATCCGGCGGTCTCGACTACAACAACTATTATACTAAAACAGGTACCGGCGATGTTTATTATCACAGAGGTGGTTCACCCATAGACGACCAAGCGTTTATGGTTGGCAACATCGATAGTACAGTGTTTAGTGCAACCACCGAATACAAAGCCAGCAGTAGCGAAAGTGGACCTGGCGTAGATATTTGGGCACCCGGTACAAATATTATGAGTTGCACTAGTACAACCAACGAATGGGGTGGCGGATCTCAAAATTACTATTTAGACAGTAATTATAGACAGACAAATATCGGTGGTACTAGTATGGCGTCACCACAGGTTGCTGGTGTTGCAGCATGTTATTTGCAAATCAATCCGCAAATGACTCCTGCACAACTCAAAACAAAAATACTTGCTGACAGTAAACAAAACGTTGTTTATACAACAGGGTTAAGCAATGATTACACCAATGACCGAAGTATCGAAGGTGGCAATAATCTTTTCTTATACAATAAGTATAACCAAGCAACAGTTGGCGGAATTACCGGACCAATGTCAACAACAGTACTATTAAAAAATAAAAACTAAATTTAATCAAAAAAAATATATCTATGCAATAAGTGTGCTAATTACAGTTAGCACACTTTCTTTTAGAGGTTTTAATGAATAAACTAGAAAACTATTGTCTTGCAACATCGGTATCTTCGCCTACCCTTGTAATTGATTTAAATATTGTAGAAGAGAATTTTAATATTTTTAAAAATTCTCTTCAAGATTATAAAATACACTATGCTGTTAAAGCTAACCCAAACCTCGATGTATTAAAACTGTTAGTAAAATTAGATAGTTATTTTGATGTTGCTAGTGGCAACGAAATTAAACAATGTCTTAAAGCAGGAGCCGATCCTAAAAAATTAAGTTTTGGTAGTACTATTAAAAGTATAAAGGATATAAAATACTCTTACAAAAACGGTGTAACACTGTTTGCTGCGGATTCAATCGAAGAATTAAAAAAAATAGAAACCTATGCACCCGGCAGCGATGTGTTTATTCGTGTACTACTTGGAGACACTGAAGCACTAAGACCGTTGAATAAAAAATTCGGCTGTAGTACCGACATGGCAGAACATCTATTCGAACAAGCAAAAAATTTAAATATTAATTTAGTAGGACTTAGTTTTCATGTTGGATCGCAAACATTACATCCACACATGTGGTTTGATAGTTTAGATATAGTATCAACACTTTGGAATAAATTAAAAAATAAAGGATATAATTTAACAGTCCTTAATATCGGGGGTGGATTTCCTTCTAAGTACGACGAAGATATCACCAATGTGCCTATATATTGTAACGTAATTAAAAACACAATACAACAAAAATTTGGTGCTGTTGAAAATATTTTTGCAGAACCGGGTAGAGCGTTAGTTGCAAATTCTGGTATTGTAATTGCAGAATCTATACTAGTGAGTAAAAAAGATATCAACGATACAGATACATGGCTGTATCTTAACATAGGAAGATTTGGAGGACTTTATAGTACAGATGGAGAGATTTTTAAATATAAAATAACTGCACCCCACTCTAGTGGCGAAAATGTTCCATATATAGTTGCTGGTCCAACATTGCACAGTGCTGACATTTTATACGAAAAATATCGACCATTACTGCCAAAGGATATTAAAAGCGGAGATAAAATTTTAATATATAACACAGGATCATATACTAGTGTTTATTCAACTAGATTTAACGGATTTAGTCCTATTAAAACGAAAGTGTTAAAATGAAGGTTGTTAATATTTTAAAATACGGAGAGATAACTGATCAGTATTTTTATAAAAAATTTTTACTACTTTTAGAAGAATTGTCGTTGTCAGAAGATAAAAGAAAAGAAAATTATTCATTAAGATCTCTTGACCTTGAAAATCATATGACTTTCGATTTACTAGTTGATAACAAAAAGATTGTTTGCTTTAGCGGACTTTATAATAGACCAGCATGGGGCGAAGGTATATTTAGAAGTTCAAATAGAACCTTTGTCAATCCAGAATACAGAACCAAAGTATATAATTTTTTAAATCCACAATTTATTGTACCTTCGCAAGTTGAATTTCACAAAAACGAAATTAGTTTGGTTTTTAATTCAAGAGAACACTACAAAGCAGAGTTATATTTTAAAAAAGCAAAAGAAAAGATTGAGTTTTATAATGACTGGATAATACATCCCGGAATGGTACATGTTGTACCAAGGTCAAATAAAAAATCTGCTTATCAAAAAATAATGTATAAAATGTTTAAGGGCGAAATACCATTTAACTTTATAAGCACAGAAGAATGGAAATCCTTAAAAGAATGAATTCTGTCGTAGATTTTCTAAAGCATAATGCTGTTAATCATAAATCAAAAATTGCAATATTAGATGAAACAACTTCGTTATCTAATTCCGAGTTTTTTATTAAAATTCAAACTGCTTCCGATATATTAAAAACAATTGGTGTTAAAAAATATCATAAAATTATGATGATAAGCAATAATTCTATTGACTTTTTTGTATTGTTTTTTGCTATAAAATTACTTGGAGGTATTCCTATATTAATTAGTACTGCAATAAACAACAAAGAATTAACAGTAATTGTTGAAAAATCAAATCCAAATTTTGTGTTTTTAGCAAGTCAAAAAATAGAAAGATTTTTTGACGAACAAATAATAGGAACTGTGTTAACTTTTAATTATATTAAAACAAAAAACCTCAACATAGACACATCATTAGATAAAACAGGTGTTATGCTACATACTTCAGGAACAAGTGGAAATATTAAAGTTGTAGCATTGTCTGAAGATAATTTAATTTCTGGAGCAATAAAGACAAAAAAGAATAGAGCCGTTACTGAACAAGACGTCTTATATTTAATTTTACCTGCTACTTTTGTATTTGGATTAAATCTTACACTTGGTATATTTTACTCTTCGGGTTCTGTATTTGTGGCTAATAAATTTAAAAGATCACACGTAAAATCTTTTGAAAAAAATAAGATATCCATGTTATCATCGACTCCAATTAGCCTGTCGAGAATCACTTCTATAATGGAGGAACAACAAATTTCTGCATCATCTATAAGATACATTTCTTACGGAGGCGATGCACTAACCGAAGAACGTAAAAACTATATAGAAAAATTCTTCAATCTAAAACTAGTAAACGGCTACGGCATGACAGAAACTACTGCTACCATTAGTATTAACGACGGAACTATGAAAGGCGTAGGAAAACTAATCAACGGGTTAGAATTAAAATTTATGTTAGACAACAAACAAACATCAACAGAAGGAATAGTATATCTTCGTGGAGATACTATAGGACAAGGATATTATGAATCCAATACTAGCATTACTCCGTACACAGATAACGGATGGTTTAATACTGGCGATTATGGCAAACTTGTTGACGGTGATTTGGTTTTAATTGGTCGTTATAAAGATCTATTCCTATATAACAGTGTAGCATATAATCCAGTTAACATCGAAAACGAACTACAAAAAATTATTAACAAGACAGTTATTATAGTGCAAAACAAAGAAAACAATTATGTGTTTGTAAAAAGTGTTTCTGATAGCGATAAATACCGGATAGACAACTATATGAAATTAGTGTATAATATAGACAGGTTGATATATTTAAATTTAAAAAAAATTCCTATGTCTTATAACGGAAAAATAAAAAGAAACGAACTTTTAAAGAAAGTACTTGTATAATGATAGGTCATGATTATAGTAACGATGTGTCAATGATAACTCATATAGAAGATAATTGTTTGTTTGTAACAAACAATGACTATACTGATTACATGAAAGATTTTTTGTTTTACGAATTTACACTAGAAGAACTCGGACTACCGTCTGCTGAGACTATGTTAGAAAATATTTTACAATTAGAAAAAGAAGTTGGATTGTACAACTGGACTACTAAAAACTTCGAATTTGATGATTACAAAGGATTTTCGTTAACTTATAATAAAGACTATATAGGCGATCAAGGGCTGTATAATCAAACTATGGGTACCAAAGAAATGACTCAAGTTTACGGAATTAGAGGAGAAAAGAGTTTACCGGGTGTTATAAAAAATACCTATTATGATACATTCGGTTTTAGACATGTTCATCCGGTTGTAAGAAAGTACTTTAACAATTTGTTTAATAAATTTAATTGCGGATTGTCTAGATCAAGAGTAAGTTATTTTTATCCACATAAAACCAAATTACCCGATACTTCGGGTATTCATGTTGACGAGTTGCCACTTTATCTGCTAAGAGTTAATATTCCACTTAAGACTAACAGTAATCATATTTTAAAGGCCGAAGGCAAAGACAAGTACGGAAATAAATTATCTATCGAAAAACATCTCGAAGTCGGTAAAGCATATATTTGGAATACAATAATTCCGCATCAAGTTACTGTAAAAGAAGAAACTACAGATACCGAACCGAGAATACATTTAGTGTTAGGTCTTACTCCGTGGTTAGATTATAATGAATCCAACGATGAATGGAGATTTAATTCTAATTATAAAAAATCGTTAAAAGAAATTGTACAAAATAAACTTTTTGTAAAATGAGTTCTATAAGCATTTCTGAAGTTGAGGGCTATTTAAAGTCAAAGTTAACAGCGCCTACGATTGCAAATCCGGCAATTTATATCAACTGCGGATCTATTGATTCCGGTATTATTCCCTATGATATTGTTGATAAAAATTCATTTCCTCGATTCATCTCAAGTACTGAAAGTCATAAACATATAAAAGTGTTACTTGACCATAAAGAACACGATTACTATATTATTAATAAAGATTATAAAACAGATAATCAATGTAAATTTTCAAAAAATAATCATTTAAGTTTTGGATATGGACTAACTGCATTACCAAAATTACCAAAACTACCCTTTATTGAAAGATTTGCTATACCTGACAATACTGAAAATTTAATTTGGTGGGAAGAATGTAAAAAAAGTGCAATCGATATTAAATCCAAATATCGAGATATATTCTTATGTTTTAGCGGTGGAATCGATTCAGAATTAATGGGTCTTGCATTTGTTGACGCAAACGTAGACTTTATAGGATTTTCATTAGTATACAAACATAAAGATCATATATTAAATCACCACGATGTTATTAATGCTATTAACTTTTGTAAAAAATATAATATTAAACATATTACAAAAGAAATAAACATTCTCGAAGATCTTTATAACAATCGTCATAGAGATTATTTTATTAATGGAGTATATGAAACATATTTTCTAATTCCGGGATTATATACACAACAGTTAATGATCGAATACATAAACAGTATAGGTGCTGTTCCTGTTATGGCATCAGACCAAGTTGAGATAAAATTTAACAAAGATAAAGAGCCAGTAATAGGCGATTGCTCGTACTCTATCGGATTATCTGCACCCACCTGGGCTCATATAACAAACAAAACCTGTATATATGATTTTTTTATGTATAGCCCAGAACAAATATATTCATTTCTCGATATTAACGATGTTAAAAACACCACTACAGTTGACTATGATTTTAAATTTAAAATTAGTAAAAAATATGGAAACCCTAATGTAAATTATTATAACAAATTAACCGGTTACGAATTTATAAAAGAATACTTAAAAGAGTATTTTAATAAAGATCTACATGAACTTACTATGCAAACAATAGATGATATAGACTGGACTTTAAAACCAATGACACAATATATTCATCCCATCAAAGATATTTTAACAGAAAAAGCGTTTAACAATTGGCAAATTATTAGAACCACTTCAAACGACTTTTTAACTAGAGGATTTGACGAAAATGACACAAGTTACTACGATTTTTAAAGAATTTAATCATAATATAACTATTTTAGGTGCAGGAAGCATCTGTGTTGCATTGCTTCCTCTCTTAAAAAAACATATAAAGTCTAATAAAATAACAATTATATCCAACGACAGTCGAAATTGGAGTATAACTAACAAGTATGATGTCGAAAGAGTAATTGAAAATATTAGCATTGACAACTACAAAAACATTTTACAAAAATATACATCAAAAGGCGATATTGTTATTAATTTAACAGTAGATGTATCATCAAAAGATTTAGTTGAAGAATGTCAAAAAAACGATGTTATGTACATAGACACTTGTATTCAGCCGTGGCCAGGATTTTTTGATAACTTCGATATGGATCCTAGAGATAGAACAAACTACTCTCTAAGAGAAGACATGATAAAAAATAAAAAAACATCAAAAAATAAAGCAACAGCCGTTCTTTCACACGGTGCTAATCCTGGATTAGTTAATCATTTAGTTAAAGATGCACTAATTGATATTGCAAAAAAACTTAATGTCAACGAAACTCCAACATCTCAACTAGACTGGGCAGATCTTGCTAAAAAAGTAGGTCTTAAAGTTATACATGTTTCCGAACGAGATTCACAATTTGATTTAGATAAGAAAAAACCAAACGAATTTGTAAACACATGGAGCGTAGATGGTTTTATTGCTGAAGGTATCCTTCCTGCTGAACTCGGTTGGGGGTCACACGAACCCGAACTTCCGGATAACGGAGTGACTCATATACACGGAAGTAAAGCATCTATATTTTTAAACAATCCCGGATGTGCAACAAAAGTAAAATCTTGGGCTCCAAATGCTAAAGAATTTGAAGGATTTTTAATAACACACCAAGAATCTATAACTTTAGCAGAATTTTTGTCAATTAATGACGATCATTCTTTATACAGACCTACAGTTCATTATGCCTACCATCCTTGCGACCAAGCAGTTGAAAGTTTAAATGAACTTACACAAAACAATCTTAAAGGTCAAGCACAATCTAGAATTATAACAGATAGCATAGTAGGCGGAATGGACGAATTAGGCGTATTGTTAATGGGAGAATTTGGCTCTTATTGGGTAGGTAGTCAATTGTCTATTGACGAAACTAGAAATTTAGTTGAAAACAATAATGCAACTAGTTTACAAGTTGTTGCTCCATTATGTAGTGCAATTTTATGGATGATGGATAATACACATAACGGAATTTTAGAACCCGATGACTTACCCTATAACTTTATAATTGAAAATTCAAAACCATACTTAGGAAAATATGTTAAAGAATATTCAGATTGGTATCCAAATAGTTCAACAGAAAAAACTTGGGAGTTTAAACACTATCTTATCAAAAATAAAATGTAAAATAGAATAAATATTTTATATTGGAGTTATACTATGAATCATATTGATATTAAACAATCTATTATACGCAGTCAACATTGTCAGCGTAATTGGGATCTTTCAAAAGAAATACCCGAAGACGATCTAAATCTTCTAGTAACTGCTGGAACACAATGTCCAAGCAAACAAAATGTAGCGTTTTATCGACTTCATTTTATAACCAACAGAAATATCATCGAAGAGATTCATGATAATACCAAAGGGTTTGTTGTTACATTAGAACCAACACCCGAGTACACTACAAATACACAAACTCTAGCAAATCTTTTAGTTGTTTTTGAAAAATACGAAAATCTAAACAATGACAAAGATTCAACAAGAAATGATCAAACTAGAGCAATAACCACTAATTCCGTTGATTCGTATCAAGCCACAAAGACGTTAGAAAGAGATAGAAATCTTGCTGTAGGTGTAGCCGCAGGATATTTAAATCTTACTGCTAGCATTTTAGGCTATTCAACTGGGTGTTGTTCTTGTTTTAATCAAGATAAAGTTAAAGAGTATCTTAGTCTTGAAAATGATGTCTTACTTTTAATGGGTATAGGTTTTAAAAATCAAAGTCTTAATAGAAGAATATCACACGTTGATAACTCTTATATTTTTCCGACAAAGACAAAACAGCCTATTGAAGTAAAATTCATTAAATAAATTTAAGTTTTTAAAAAACTCAATTCTGGTATAAAGTCATTTATTGACTTTTGAAGCACATTGTCTTGACTTGCCGTAGTTTCAATTAATTTAGAGAGTAACTCAGTGTCGTGATTGTAATTTTTTAAAAATTCTTCAGTTTCTTTGCACATATGTTTTTCAATATACCATTGAGGTAAAGCATTTATCGAAAATTCCAAAGGATATGTAATAGGAAAAATATTATAGTATAATCCGTAATCTTGACATAATTTGTTTATATTTTCTATATCATGATAATTATAGGCTTGCAAAACTGTATGAACATATCTTTCACTGTTATCGTTTCTTTTATTAATATAGTTTTCCCACTTATCTAGATTTCTTTTTATAGTTTCCCATTTGCTTCCATCTCTAATATATTCGTTTGTTAATCCAGTACCGTCAATACTATATCCAATTATAAAACTGTCTATATTTGTAAAATGTTTTAAATATTTTTCAGGAGGAACTGTTAAATTTGTGTTTACATAAAAAGAAATTTTATTTTCTTTATTTTTTTCGATAAACTCAAATATATGAAACACTTCATCAGTTATTAATGGTTCTCCACCTAGATATTTTATAATTTTAATATCTTTACTTTTTATCTTAGATAGAACGTTTTCTAAATTATAATAAGACACAGGTATATTGCTGCCTCCTAAAGTTTTTTGCCACAAACTACTATGTCTAGAATCACACATTCTACATTGATTATTACATTTATTACTAACAGACAACTCTAACATTTCAAAAGTGTTTAAGTCAGATTTACAATAAAAATCATAAGAATCTTTTACAGAATGTAATCCTAGTTCGATGTGTTTTTTACAGTTGTAGCAACCCGGATCCCATGAATTGCCCTCCATATTTTTTCTTATATTTGCTATATATTCGGAATGTAAAAAGTCATCCGGAGACATATCATTTACAGAAATTTTACTTATACCTTTGTACGAACAGCATGGTTTATAAAAACCACTGAGTTCTATACACACTTGATTATGAAGGGCTTTACAGATTGGCATTAGTGTTTTCTTTTTGGTATTTTACTGTCAGCCGAACTAACACAACTATCAGTTATACAGGGCATTGGATTAGAAAACAATTTAAATCCTGTTTCAATGTTTCCTAATGGAACATCTGAACAACTGTAACTACGTTTTATACTTCCGTCAGGTTCTCTGATAATAATTCCTTGATACCCAGCATTGCAATTCCAGCCTTTAAATTTATTAAAATTAAAAGCATTAAATCTTTCGGCTTGATCCATGTACCATTTTTTTCCTGTAGAATCTAAAAATTCTACTTGAAAATGGCTAGGAACATTTGAATCATTATTAACTAAAGCGTGTTTAGGTAGTTCAAAATTAGGTCTAGGACGGTCGTTCCATTTACGCTTTGTTTCTGTATAAGCACGCTGCGGCATACCGTTGTGTAAACGTTTTAGATTGTCATCTGTGTATCCATCTACTACTCGGCTTGCTGTAGGGTCGCTTTGAGGCTTTAGCGTTACGTTTATGCCCTGCTCGTGGAAGAATAGTGCATTGTCCCAATCACGTTCAAACCATTCGGGTACCATAACCATGTTGATAGTAACTTGAACATCGTGTTCTTGACATAATATCAGTTTGTCTGCAAAATCCTGCATCTTTGCTGTTGTATCTAAATGTTCAGTGTGCAAACTTGCTGTAATGCTTGCTCTGTGAAACGGCTTGACTTTTTCTACATAATCTTCAAACCAGCGCACAGGTCTACTACAATTCGATGTCATATGTACACTAGTATAATTGGTATTGTCAACATCATCTGCTAGATGTTTTAGTATGTCTAAGTATCCAGGATGAAATGTAGGCTCACCACCACTTAACGAAAAGTGAAAACTATTAAATCCATTGTCACGAGCCTGACGCTTTATTTCGTCGATGGTTTTGAGACATAACTCTGTAGGTCTATGATCTTTTCTGTCAGATCTTGCATAGGGCCAGCAGTATGAGCATCTGTAGTTGCAGTATCTTCCAAGGAGCCAAGATACAGTAAATAAGTCTCTATATAAGAGTGTCCGCTGGCCGACTTGTATAATGTCGTCAAACGGAATCTTGGTAAAATCATAATTACTCCATTTTAAATCTTCATTCATAATTTATTATAACGTCTTTTTTTAAATAGTCAATATGTGTAGTTTTCAATTTTCATTTCTTTAAAACTATGCTTCCATGATATGTTTCGTGCGGTGTCTAGGTCATTTAGATAAGAAATGAATGTTTTTCCGTATTCGTTCCATAAATCTTTTTCAAACATGTGATTAACATAAAATTCTATTTTGTCTGTGTCATCAAAATTGTATCGATTTATTTTTTCTTTGATAATTTGTTTTAATTCTACGGGTAACACTTGAGCACTCATGTGAATCGGCCATTCTACATGATTACAAAGAATAAATTTTATATCTGGAAAATTAAATTTTATGTAATCATACGTCTCAACTAGATAAAACATACTTATATTTGAGCAGGTCCACTGTACCCCAACATCAAAGTTACTATACTGTTTTGCATATTGTTGTATTAATTCGAGTTTCTTTTTAAATGTTTCCCATTTAATAGGAAATCTAAAATATTCTCCAGGAATATCAATAGCGTCAACACTTAATCTAATTACAACACTTTCAAATTTAGATAGTTGATTAAGTATCTTTTCAGTTAACAATGTTCCGTTACTGACATAGTGAAGTGTTATTTTACTTGCGTGTTCTGTTTTTGAAATTTCTTCGATAAATTTATTGTGTTGTTTATTAGCAAATGGCTCTCCACCTAAAAAGTTAAACTTTTTTGTTTGATGTAGATTTTCTTTTATATTATCCCATATAAAACTATCTTGTTCTATCCACTTGTTATCTATGTTATACGATTCTGTATTAGGATATTTGTTTAATAGGGACTTGTCTTCGTTCCATTTGCTGCTAGCGCCGGTGCCGCAATGTATACACTTCAAATTACAAATTGTGCCAACACGAATATCAATATTAGGTGGGTAATACGGAACACTGCCATCGGATTTAGTTTCATTGATGAGATGTTTGTTTGTTTCGTAATGGTATTTGTTTTCTTCTAATCGTTTACTATGACCATTTAAACTTTCAACGTACTCGCAACGCTTACAGTTCTCTGGCCATTTTCCGTTTAAAAAATCTATACGTATTTTTTTAAAATAATCATTGTTCCATTCGTTTTCTATACTACTACCTTTTAACTTGACTTGTGCATCTTTTACAACTGCCTGATCTGCATAGCCGCAAGTTCGAGGACGACCGAATGTGTTGGTGCTAAAATTTATCCAAGGAAGTATGCAAGGTTTCATATTGTTATTTAGTAGTTAACTACGCATATAAATATTTTCATGAGAGATAACGTAACAAGAGAGTATACTAAAGAATGGTTACAAACTGACAGGCCGCAACCTATGTACAGTAATAAAATTAACGAGTTTTACGATAATTTTTATAAAGAAAATCCAGTACATACCGCAGATTTAGACTCGATTTTTAAAGAAACATTTGTTAATTGGCTTAAAAATCATCAGTATAGTAAATTTAAAGGTGTAGATGTTTTTAAAAGATTAGACATTATAAACGGCTGTACTCAATATATCGATGATCTTTATCAACGCTGCGGTTCGTTACAAACTTTTGAAAACGACTATAAGTATCATTATAGATTAAATCCTAATATAACTTATACTACTATTGATACATTAGATCCAAATAAAGAGTTGTTAATTTCAATGCCGTTTCCGTACTACGGTGATGTACATCCAGAAATGACAGAAATTTTAAATACTTGCTATAAACTAAAAATACCTGTACACATCGATGGTGCTTGGATAAGTTGTATTCGAGATATCGAATTCGACTTTGACCACCCTGCTATTCAAACATTTGGTATTAGTTTAAGCAAGGGAGGGCTAGGTGGAAATAGAATAGGGGTGCGGTTTGCAAGAAATACTCCACTAGGTGCAGTAACTATAATGAACGACTTTAATATGAATAGTCAAGCATTGGTTAGTATGGGTATTAAATTTATGGAAACATTTGGCCCAGAATATTTTTGGAAAACATATAACGAAGAATATAAAAAAGTAATAACTGACTTTCAACTGTTGCCGACTAAATCTATACATTTAGCCAAAACTGCCGCTGGCAAACCTGTTGGTATTAGACCATTGTTAAGATTTTTGAAAAAATAGGATCAAGGTCTAATAAATTTGTATTTCTTATGTTGTCATGCCAACTGTTGAATTCTTTGTATCGTATAAGTTCATTTATATTAAATTTGTAATTTTTAAATCTATCAACTAATTTATCCGATATAGGATGTTTTAAAGATTGCAAATATTCTATTTTTTGTTCTCTAATATCGTCAGGTATGCAGTCAACCTTTCCTGGAACTGCTCCAAACATAGGATTCATGTGTACTTTATCAGAATCAAACTGAAAAAAGTATTCTATCCAGTCTTCAACTAGCACAAAATTTACCATTTGAATACACATGTTAATACTGTAATTATTTGCAGATTTTATTATTTTATGAATGTTTTTTTCAACATTATACCATTTTGCACCTGTTCTTATATACTCATAAGATTTTCCAGCGCCGTCTAAACTTAAATTTATGTTGACCTCTTTAAATTGTTTCACTCGACTCATCCACGGGTTATTAACACTTGTACAATTAGTTGTATACTGCAAGCGAACAGTTTCTGTCATACCGGTCTCTATAAAATAATCTAAAATAGGAAAGAGATTTTTGTTAACTGTTGGTTCGCCACCTAATATAGCAAGATGTCTTAAACTAGATAAATCAAAGTCTAACACGTCATTGGTATCTCTTTTTTCAATAGGCTTTATCAAATTATGTAAAACTCGTTCTTCTTCGATGAGGCTGCTACTACTCGGGCTACACATTCTACATTTTAAATTACACAAATTATCCGGCCTATAATCTAATTTGTTTATTTTTCCTATTTCATACTTATTATTTTTTACGTTTTTATCAATAAAATTTCTAGCCGACAAGATGCCATGTGACTCAGTATTAATACATTCTTGACAACTAAAAGCAATAAAACTTGTATCGTGTGTTTCCATTGCAAGTTTTATTTTATCCAAATATTCACTATCTTGGTAATCTTTAACTTTTCCTTTATATTTTTCTCCCCTCCATTCACAACACGGAGACGTTCCGCCGCCACTATATACTCCACTGTATTGGATTGTTGTCCAAGGTGCATAGCAAAAAGGTTTATTCATATCTCTTCTAATTTCCATCCAACAACATCCCATGTGTTACAATTTCTATAAGAATCAGTCATTGCAACATGAGATTTTAATAAATTTAATTCTTTAGGGTTGTTTGCGTTCTTTAAAATAAAAATTAATTCGTTAATCTGTTCTATCTCTACGTCAGTGTAATCTACAAATATAGTACTTTCTATATCTGCTATAGCCTTATCTCTTGCCCGTTTCGGAGTATTATCAATACTATACCAAGGTGCTCCGTTAAGCCAACTAAATCCTATCTTAAATCTAGTATCGTAATTTGTATATTCTTTAAACCAAATGATACTTTCACTTAAATTTAAAACGTTTAAGTTATGAGGAACTATAACAAATTCGCAAGTTATCCACGGATACTTTTTAAGAATATCAATTTTTGATAAGACGTCATTCCATTTTAAGGGCCATCTTAAATATTCGTAAAAATCTTTTCCTACTCCGTCGATACTAAAGTTTATATGTACATGCTCGAATTCTTTTAGCTTAACAATTTGTTCCTCTGTAAAACTTCCGTTAGTTGTTATATTAAGTCCTGGCAATTTTTTACCAGACTCAATTAAACCATCTATAAGTTTATCAAAATGAACATTTATAAAAGGTTCGCCACCACTGATTTCAATTTTTCGAATAGTGTCTGCGATTGAAATTATATCATTGTTTATATTACGATACCAAGTCTTTGTTTTATTCCATACATGTTTTTTACTTATTAAATTCAAAAGTTCTTGATCAGTAACGTTATCTTTCATTTCTCTATACTGTTTTTCAATTAAACTACTTCTACTCGAGTTGCATATACGACATGCAGTATTGCATTGATTGCCGTAAGTAATCATAATATGTTCTATTCCGTTGTTGGGTTTATTTTCATAGTATGCATTTCTTTTTTCACGCATACTTTTAGATCCATTGTTTTCTTGTTTCCAACAAAAATTGCATCCACTTGTTTTATGATTGTTGTTTAACTGGTTTTTTAAATTTTTTAACCAATCACTATTTAAGTATTCATTAAAACTTGTCATTTCTGGTCTAATACCTACATATTGACAACACGGTCCCAAGTTTCCTCTACTATCGAAATGTATTTGTTTATAAGGTTCGCTACAAAATGTGTGTGACATGATTAATCTTTAAATTGTAAATATTCTGCTTGTTTATTATATATGTTGTAATCATTTCTAAAAGAAATCTTTTTAAATTTTTCTTTATATGTAAGACAGTGTTGATATAAATTGTCAACATCAAATTGTGGTTTAGCTAATACTACTGTCTCGTCTGCTGTTAAAATTATTTTTAATTTATTTTTTTCTATAAAACTTAGTACATCAAACAGTCTATTAAAGGCACCATTGGGTCTAATGTCATCTATTAAAATAACTAAATTATCAAAACTATTAGTTAATATTGTGTCTATAGTGTCTTGTGTGTTTAATAAATCACAATCAATTCTAATTACTTCTACATTTTTAAGACTTTCTTTAAAATTTGAAATGTCACCATCAAATATTTTGTAATTTATATTACTGTTTGTACTTTTTATAAAACTTTCTAAATCCTTAATATTTTTTGGCCAATAATAATCAACAAATAATTTATCGTAACCGTGTTTGCACCAAGAAAAATCTTCAACTAAATTATAACGTGTGTTATTATTAGAAAATTCATGTAATCCAAGGCACCACGACCCTCGGCCGGCTCCTAATTCCCAAACAGACATAGGATTTAGATAATTCAATAATAGAAGATGTGTTTTAAAATCACAATTACCTGTCATAATTTTATACTTGTTTATAGTGTAACTTATTTTATTTTTAGAAAGATCTAGCATAATATAATCCTGTCGTTTTTGTTATTGTCTAAGAAAATTAAGCAATATCTATAAAACAATTACATACTTAACTTGTTGTTTATAGATATCGTCATATGTCTATTCGTTTCATTACCCAAAATCTAGCATCAGGATCTGTATATAATTTATAATTATTAAAATTTTTAGAATAAAATTTACATATTGCTTTTAGAACTCCGGGTTGACTTTGGGCAAAGTCATCTCCACATATTACAGGAATTCCATTAAAATAATTTAATTCGTTTAATACGTTTTCTTGACTATGATCATCATCTAAATAAACAATATCATAAGATTTTGGTGCGGCTAAATACTTGCCTGTATAAATGTGTTTTAATTTTTTAAAATTTTTGTTTTGTTTTAAATTATACAACAATATTTCTTTTTGATTATAATCGGGAAAAATCTGTCCTATGTGATTATAATAATTTTCATCATAAATTTTAATTTTGCTATATCTCCTTGAGTACGCCCAATTATCTAAAATTTCTAAAGAGCCGTCGTTGGTATCAGTTATACAATCTAACCATGCCCACGATCCTCTACCCCACGCACATCCAATTTCTAAAATTTTAGGTTTATAATAAAACCAATTAACAATTTTTTGATACCACTCATGTTGAAGTTCGGTTGTTTCTCCGGGTATATCCATTGCTTTTGTTATTATCATGTTTACATCTTCTCTTGTTCTTTGCGCCATTCTATTAATAGATCCTCATCCAATTCGATCATAAACATCATAAGTAGACCCATTTTACTGTTCCATGTCTTTTTATGTTCGCCGCCTTTGGTGCCTTCGTTTGTTGCGTGTAATTGCACAGCATCAAATATACACGGAGATCCCGGGGTCCAATCAAATACTGATTCAGGGTTTAAACCTTGTAATCTACGATAAGGAGTATTCATATACTTGTTATAAAAATCTTTGTCAAACGGCTCGTCGGACTGCGGTATAGGGTTGCCATCTCTGTCATAAAATTGAAGGTGTTTATAGTCGGTTACAATTTCGTAAATACTGGCAATATTTTTAGTTTCGGCACCGCCGTTGTAAACTTTAGCCCATCCTATATCACGTTCTTCGAAGAAGACTATCTGTCCGCCGTCTATTGTATCAAGATGTGTTCCTATCCATAATGGTGTAATAATATTTTTCCACGTGGTATATTTTCTTTGAGGATGGTTTAAAGGCACATGCTCTAGCATGTTTTTATAACCTTTTTCACGCATTGCATCTTGGTGCAACCCATACTGCTGGGGAGTAATAAAATAGTTGCCGCCAATTACTGGAGTTTTTTCAGCAGTTGTGCCTAATGCTGCATCAAACTTTTCTTTATAACGCTGATATATTTTGCTCATATCAACATCAATGATTACTGTCCCATTTTTGTTTAATCTAGGAACATTGTAGTCTGCTGTAAAAGCATTTTTCCAAAGCCAATCAAGTTCTTTTTCATCCCACATATTTTCAATACATGCGGCTTTGCTCGAATGTCTACGAACATTTTCTATAGCAATAGGATGGTCCATCGGTAGTTGATAATATCCCGGTTCGTCAATTCGACTCATTGTTATTCTCCATAAAATTATACAATAATGGCACTACGTTTTTTAAATGCAATCCAGTAATGTTATCTATCGTCTTTGTAAATTTAGTCAATTCTGCAAATTTATTATTGTTTTTAATACTTTTAAAATATTTTTGATTGTAATTATCTTTGATAATTTCTAAATAGTCCAACGGTAACGTGTGTACACTTAAAAATTCAGGAACTACTAGCAAACTACTGTAATGTTTTAAAGATAGACTATTTGCGAGTTCTTTAACATTTTTCATGTCATGTAAGTTATATGCTTGTACAGTACTATAAACATTTACATCGTAATCTGTTTTAGACCACTTTATAATATTTTTTTCAATAGTATTCCACATCTTTCCGTATCTAATATAATCGTTAACTAATCCAACACCGTCGATGCTAAGTTCTATTGTTACTTTTTTAAATTTATCTAAGTAATGTAACCATTTTGTAGGAAAAAGTGTACAGTTGGTATTACATTCAAATTCAATGTTTTGTATTATTCCTTTTATTTCTAAAAATTCAAACAGTTCTTTTATTTCTGGAGTTATAAATGGTTCTCCTCCTAGGTATTTAATTTTTTTTAACTTAGACAAATCAATCGTTGAAAATATTTTTTCTACACTAATAGTTGGTTGAATAGTTGTAGTATAATAATCATTTAATACTTGGTTGTCAGTTACTAATTTATTCCAAAAAGTACTGTAAGTAGGAGAACACATCTTACAAGCAAGATTGCAGTTATTACTTAAACTAATCTCAACATATTCAATATCCGAACTACCTGATAAAGTTTTATTTAACACTTCTCGTAAACTTGTTTGTCCTCGCTCTTCTTCTTCTTTGCATTTTTTACAACCAGACGACCATCCGGAAAACATATCTGATTTAATAGATTTATAAAAATCACTGTCTTGATATGATTTAAAATCGACTTGGTTTATATCCACCAAAGGAAAATTATTAAACCGACAACAGGGCCGCCAACTTGCTGCTACTGTAATACACATATGATTTGTCAACGCATTACAAAATGGCATTATCCAAAACTTTTCTTTATCATTTCAATTTTTTTACGCACCATCCACGATTTTTCTTGCTCTGCAAATTTAGATAAAAAGTCGTTTGCTTCTTCAAGACGTTTGAGTCTTACTTCAAGTGTATTATCTCTAAATTTCCAATTCCAGTCGTTGTACCAATATTCAAGTTCATCTTTTACTTTATTCCATACTGGAGTATCATCAGATAACATCATAGTATTTGCCATACTAACATACATAAGTTTTTTTTCATTAACTCTTTTTGTGGAATAGCCTTTTTCATATAATTTTTTAATAGTATCTAAAGTTATTTGATGGTCTATGTCGGTTTCAAAAGGATGACCAACAAACATTAACAGTGTGTGGTGTATTTCGTATTTTTGCAACATTTCAAAGCACCACCACATATCTTCATCTGTAAACTTTTTTCCTAGTTCAAACCTGACTGCTTGACTAAAACTTTCAACACCAACGTCGAGTGCATAGCAGCCACTTTCTTTCATAAGACAGTAGTCTTCTTCTGGACTTTGTCTAAAGTTTCTTACTATCCATTGACTATGCCATCTAATTTTTTCATCTTCGGTATTTCTTGTATTGTTAAAATCTGCTAAAATATGAAGCATTTCTCTAAACGCTTTCATACTACCATTTATAAGACTATCTGTAAATTTAAAAGTAGTTCTGTTATACTTTTGTTTAACTTGAATAATTTCGTTAGCAATACTTTCGCCACTTCTAAAAACATATTTTGGCCATATTTCATAAACATTGCAAAAATCACAACGTTTAACACACCCTCTGCTTCCGGTAATATATACTGGTTCGGGTTGATTAATAAATGGATATTCGTTCCAAGTAATGTCATTATAGTTTGGAACTAGTACACTGTTTATATCGATTAATTGATAAGGAGGTCTATCATCAATGCCATCGTTATCTATTTCTCCCTTTAACAAATTAATGATCGGAACTTCGCCGTCACCGCTGATCCAATGATCAATTAGTCCGTGTTCAAAGTATTTTTTAGTACGTCCTCTTGTAACTTCGGCGCCGCCCCATATTATCTTTGTTTCTGGTAAGTTTTCTCTAATAAGTTGACTAAGTTTTATTGCAACTGCACTACTCATTACTGTTAATAAACTTAACCCTATCCACTTAGGATTTTTTTCTTTGAAAAGGTTGATCCATTCGTCAAAAACATATTTGTATTTTTTATAATTTTCACCAAACACTTCGTCGACTTTTTCAATATCTCGACATCTAAATGCACTATCTTTATCAAAAAACTGATCTTCATCTCCGTGTTGTTTAAATTCGTTATATAATTTAATATTTAAATCTATAACTTCGCAAGAAAATCCGGCAGATTCTATATGAGACTTTAATACTGCTGGACCAACTGTTGGAGCATCTGGAAAAATTTTAGGTACAATGCATATTAATATATCAAGACGTTTGTTCATTGTCAAAGATGCCCTTCATTTCAGGAAATACATTTGAAAAATTAATATTTCTTTGTTTGTCACAAAGATTTAAAAATTCTTTCATTTCAGGAAGTCGTTGACTCCAGTCTTCACTTTCCATGAAGCTAAGTATTCCATTTAGTCTTTTAATACCATATTCGGCATTGCGCCATTGCTCAAAGTTTACATTACCGTTATGCCAACTAGGAATTCCTTTTTCCCAATTTGCTTCCCACCACGGATACCATGACTCGTATTTGCGTCTGCATTCTTCTTTGAACCATTTGGGCAAAACTTTTACATTTAGATGAGCAGGCCAATATACAAAGTGTTGACTTATGCCGCCTGCTCCAAAGGGCCACATATTGATTTTTTTAAAACCTTTTTCTAATTTCCATTGTATAAAATCAGGCAAGTAATAAACATTTAGTGCTTGCACTGCACAAGCAATAGTAATTTCTACATTATCACTAGTTTCATTGTCTAAAATGTGAAATACTTCTTCTTGTCTATTCCACTTACTAGGATAACGAATATAATCGTTCATTTGTTCTATGCTGTCTATGCTATAGTGAAAACGTACAAGTTTAAATTCTTTCCATAAATCAAATAGATCTTCTCTCCATTCAACTCCATTTGAATTATATCGTAGTTCTAGATTTTTTGCATAACCCTGTTTGATACATTCTTCAAGAATTTCGTAATGTTCTTCGATAATAAGACTTTCACCGCCTGCAAAATAAATTTGTTGCATATTTGGAATTTGTTCATAAAATTGTTTCCAAAATTTAGGATTTTGCTTATGCCAATTATAACTACTTCCGTTGGTGCTACCTTTATTATCCCATTGCATAATTTCTTTAAGACTAGCATTTTCTACCGCAGGAAATATTGCTTTGTAGTCTTTAATCCAACCACTGCTATCGTGTGGACTGCACATTACACAAGCAAGTTGGCATTTGGTACCAAATCTAAGATCGATGTATGCCAACTGTGGCGGAACACTTCCGTCGTCCGCAGTTTCAGATAAAATTTTATCTAAATCAACACGTTGTTTCCAATAAGATGTTTCCCATTGACGTTTACTACAATGACCTGCTGCCTCTTCTTTATAGCATTTAAGACAACTAGGAGGTTTTTCACCATTTAACATTTGCTTACGAACATTTTTCATGTAAGTACTGTTCCAACTAGATAAAAAATCACTTACATTTAAATTACTAGGCTTTCCATCTTCAGTTCGTAAAATTCCAACCTGGCCGCCGTATTCTTTATCATTTGTTGCACCTACACTGCTTGCATTTGCTGTACAGCACACTCTCATAGATCCGTCAGGTCTAGTGCTTAGGTGAACCCACGGCAATATACAGAATGTTTCAGATGGTAATTTATCAGTCATGCAATATTTATTACTCGGTTATTTTTGTTTTTTATTATTGAATCAGTGTGCTATTTTAGTAATCTCAATGTCACTACCACAAGTGCATTCTTTGTATTTGCAAATAACACTTTCTGTAAGTAATTTAATACTTTCCGGATCATTTTTTATATTTCCTAGTATTATATTATTATTGCAAGCATTTGCCGGTATTATGTTTCCGTTAGGCTTTATAACAAGCAAATCCTGACCAATGTTACATTTCCAATTATAAAAATTATTTAAGCCTTTTTGTATTAATTCGTGATTACCCTGTCTTATCACAGTACCATCGTCATAGAAACAATTAATTCCTAGGCTGGTTTTGTTTCTTTTTGATGCTGGTCTTCCGGAGGTTTGTAAGTGCAATTCCATCATTAGTTTTTTTTGATCTTCTGTATACAGCATCCACTGATGTTTTCCAAACTCGATTTGTAATTTTTTTATTTGAATCGGAACGTCTGTGTTATCTCTAAATGTTTCAAAAATTTTAACACATTTATCAAAATAATTTATATCCATTAATATTTGAATATTTGTTTGGCAATCAGTTTTTATATTATTAACTACGTCAATAATATGATCAACATTTGCATTTTCATGATGAAAACTTATCGATACTTTATCTAGAAAAGGTTTTGTTTTATTCCACCAATTCATAGTCCTTGATCCATTTGTTAAAATGTTTACCATGCTATTTGGATCATTTTCTTTTATTAGTTGTGCTAATTTAGTAAAATTTTTCCAAACCGTAGGCTCTCCTCCTAATATAGTATAAATTCTATGATCGTGCTTACTCTGTTCTGTTATTTTTTTTATTGCTATTTCGCAATTTTCTATATCTGGCCAATATTGATCGCCGCCGTTGCTGTCGGGGCCGCAATAACTGCACTTGTAATTACATACATTAGACAATATCCAGTCTACTACTAAAATATTGTTTACTGTTTCTATCTTATAAAGTTTACTCATTTATTAAGTTTTCTGCCCATGTATATGATTCTAGAAATTGTTTGTTTGTTCGATAATCCCAAATACCAATATAATGTTTTAAAAGTTGTTTATCTTCTTTAGACAAAGTTTTTTCTTCGTACATCAAAGTTTCTTGAAACTGTAGCCAATTGCTTTGTGCATTTTTAAATTTTATATTTTTAAATCTACTTATAAAGTCTTGTCTATGCTCAATCGGAATTAATCTAAAATCCATAAACGGTTTGTCAACTTCGTTATAAAAAACCTTTGATTTAGGAAATTGATTAGCCCAATTAAAAAATTTATCTAAAGTTAAATATGTAAGAAAACTAACACACGGGGTTATGTTCACATGAAGATTACTATTATAAAATTTTATAAAGTTTTTTTCAACTGATGACCACTTTGCAGGATATCGTTGATACTCAAATTCATCGGCTATTCCATCTATACTGCAACCCAACACCACTCTTTTAAATTTTTCTAACTTGTTGATTACTTTTGTTCTTGCACTTGTACAATTAGTTATAAATTCAATTTCAAGATGTGTCATATCATTTTCAATTAATCTTGACAAAAATTCGTCAACTTCTTCCATTATAAAAGGTTCGCCGCCTGCAAAACGGATTGTTTTAAGTGTTTTAACATTTAAAAAGCTATTTAAAAAACTCGATAAGTTATGATGGTCTTGTAAACGAGTTTTTGAAAAATTTAGCAATATAGGATCCTTTAATTCGTATGCCAGTTTTTCAATTTGACTACTTTCAGACGCAGAACACATTCGACATTGTAAATTACATTTGTTACTAAGTCTTAAATCCAAGTGCTGTAACTCGGGCTCTTTTATTATCTCGCCGTTGTTTATTCGTTGCCTTTTGCTTATAATACCAGAATTCTCAGCATTCCAGCATTGTTGACATGCTAAATTTCTTATATTTTGATGATTTAAATCTTGTCTTATTTCTGATAAACGCGGATCTTCTTTGTAAAATTTATTTACGTCGCTATCGTTGTTCCATTTTAAATCGTGCCTGTTTTTTTGTATACAACAGTGCCCTACTTCTCCTCTTGTAGAAACATAAAGCCCAGTGTTTACTAAATTACAATATGTGTTCATTATTAATATACCGGTGTTGGTTTTTTAATTCCTGAACAATTATTACACAAGTCAATCGACTGTTTGCTCCAAGAATTATATAAATCGTCTTTGAAGAAATCTAGTATCTCTTTAAGACTCGATGTTAATATATTGTTTTTTCCAATATATTTAGTATAGTTAAAATTAGTTTTTTTATCTACTTGTCTGCCACTTATATAGCAACAAGGCCACAGATTTCCCCATGGATCAACTTGTATCATTCCTTCTGATGCATAAGGACATGGTATTTTTTCTGTAATTACAAATTCTGCATCAGTAGTTGGTGTATTGACTTGTTTCTTAAATACATCTTTTCTTTTATAATTTTCATTAAATTCGTTTAGAGTAGGGGAAGTTAGTGTCATCTTAGGAAAACTTTTATATTCGTCCATGTCAAGCGGAATCGATCTATTACGGTTTGTTTGAAAAGCCATGCATCCTATACTGTTTGCAAAACTACTAATAGTATCTAATTGATCAATGTTATAATCAAACACAATACATTTCCATATACTATTGCCGCCGTGTTTATTAAATGTTTTTAAATTTTCAATCCGCTTTTTCCAATCAATTCCCCTACGATATAGATCATGAGTATCTTCTAATCCATCTATGCCAAACTTAACATCGTGTTTGGAAAATTTTTGTAAAACAATTGCCAAGTTAGTCCAAAAAGAATTGTCTCTTGCACCTCCATTTGTATGTAAGTTAACATAGATATCTTTTTTAGTATCAACTAAATGTTCTAGCATTTCTATAAATTTTGGATGCATACTAAAATCACCAAAATTTCCATTAAAAATTATTTCGTTAACAAATTGTAAATTTTCTTTGGTGATTAATTTATGCCAAGTTTCTAAAGATAAATTTGTTAAATTTAAATTATTTACAGTTTTTCCACCATTTATATTTCTATCACAAGCACCGCAAAATGCATTGCAGAAAGAAGTACAGTCAATTTCAATCTTTTTTATTGTTTCAAACTTGTAAAGATTTATCATAATTCTTAATTATATCTAATAGCAGAATTTGTTCTACTTGAGCATGTATTGCAAATTGCATTTTCATTCTTTTTCCAATCTTTGTAGAGCGTTTGTTGTATAAACTGTAAAATTTGTTTTAAGTCTTTAGTGTTTATATTGTTTTTATCGTTCCATATGTCCCATGGAAATGCCGCATATCGATTAAGATAATTACTATATATGTGGCAGCATGGCCATATATTTCCAACAACATCCATAGATACTAATCTTTGTTGTCCAAAAGGACAATTATATGTTTTATCATATATTTCATCAATCTCTGTTCTATTATAAATGTTTTTAAATTGCTTGTATAGTTTATATCTTTTTATAAATTCATCACGGGTTGGAGATGTAATAATTCCGCCAGGGAGCTTTTTGTATGATTGAAGAGTTATCGGTGTTACTCTATTTCGTTCTGTTCTAAATGATGAAAATCCTAATTTTTGCGCTAAGTTTAACATATCATTTATTTGGTGTTTGTTATGACCAAATATAATGCATCTCCAAGCAGATATACTCTGAGGATCTTCGTTAAAAGCGGTTACATTTTCTATAAGTTTTTCCCAATTTACATTTCTTCTATAAATATGATTTGTATCCTTTAGTCCATCGATTGCAAATGTTACTTGATGATCATCAAATCTTTTTAAAACTGTAGAAAGTTCTTTCCAAAATTGTATATTTCTTGCACCGCCGTTTGTTGCTACTTTTAAAAACATGTCCGGCTTAACGTCTGCAAGTTTGTTGAGCATGTTAATTAAATTCGGATGCATACTAGCATCGCCGACATTACCGTCGAGTGTTATTTTTTTAATGTTATGTAAATTGACAGTAGAAATCAATGAATTCCATGTATCATCAGTCATATGAATTAATTTAAGATTTTGTCGTACTTCACCGCCATCGACATTTCTGTCACATGCTCCGCAAGATGCATTACAAAAATTTGTTATTTCGATATCAATAAAATTTATATCATTATACTCATAATATTTTGTCATCAATCATCTCTTATTTAAATTGTTCTGCAAATGGGTCAAACTCGATTCCACATTTCATTGCACATACTTTAAGTCTGCCCGATTCATAACTAGTTTCTTGCCACGAATCTTCTATAAGAGTGAATATCTCTGTTTTAAATACACGTTCTAACCCATGAATTTTAGCATTGATAGCATCCTTGCCACCTGCAAACTCTATAAATTTCCATATCTGTTCTTGTTTAGGATCTTTGTTCCACCACTTGTACATACGCCCGGCAGTCCAACAGCAAGGCAAGGCTAATCCTTCGGCAGTAATAAACAAACTACCTTCGTCTTTAACTTTACAACGAATAGGAGTTTGTTCATAGTAATTATCCATGCTACCGTATTTTATTTCTAACATTGTTTGCTTTTTCAAAGCACTGTTAACATATTTTTCTTCAGGCTTTTTAAGTTCTGTTGTTTGATTGCCTTTGCGATCTACTGCTTGATGGGTTTCTTTCTTTTCGCTGTTAGCACTTATAAATCTTCCAGTTTTTTTAGCAACAAACTTTTCAAACCCCATTGTTTGCGAAAGTTCTTTTGCCTCATCTACTTGGTGCTGATTGTGCTCAAATATAAGGAAGTCCCAACGAGCTCTGCCGCCGGCAGCGATAAATGCTTTCATACTACGATAAACATTGTCCCAGTTTACTCCCTGACGATATATATGATTTGTATCTTTTAATCCGTCAACACTGAATATAACTGCACCATTTGTTCCTAGAGTTTTAGCAAGTGCATGCCACCATGCAGGAGTTTTTGCACCAGCATTGGTATTCATGCTCAACCACATATTAGGATTGTGTTCTCTAAAATATGTAAAGATTTCTAAAGTATCTCGAGCAACAATAGGATCTCCTAGATTGCCGCACATATACATAGTATTTAACTGTGCAATAAACTCGGGTGTAAATATACGTTTGACATCACCAATTGTAAGTTCATCTAAATTAATGTGAGGATTTAATGCGCCACCGTTTTGATTACGATCGCACATAGGACAACTTGCTTGACAATTCTGTGTGACTTCTAAGTGTATTGTTCTTATATCTTTATATTCATACATCGTGTATTAACGTTACGTCCTTCCCAGGTCCTGTTTTACTAGGTAAATCGCCATATTGTTCGACATACCAAGTTATAACTGCTCGATACCAACGTTGACTATCGTGATGTGCTACTTTATTAAATTGAGTTATATTGTTATTTGTTGCTTGCATTGTACTTAGTGCTCTTGCACACTCTGTTTGCAGTTCTCGTAAACTTAACTTATCTAAATCCAATTTTCATAAACCTTTTATATTTAGGCAATTCTAATTCGCCTTCGTAGAGTGTTTTTGTCATAGGAGATTTATTACTAAATTCTTGGAGATTACTTGAACAATTAACGTGTTCTAAGATTTCAAAATAATTATTTCCTTGTAACACAACTAGTTTTCCTAGAGGTATTTTATTATACCATTCTGCATAATTTTCTATATGTTCACAACTAGTATTAATGATAGTATTTGGCGTATCAGTTATAGGATAACTCATTCTATTATTAGTGTTACTCCAATATTGCCATGTATGCTCTTTGTAATCAATATCGTGAATATTATTTATTAAGGCTTTATAACACCATTGATCTGTGAACCACGGCTTGTTAAATGTTTCTGCTATATCAACAGTTGTAGTATCTATGTCAAAACTACGAATTTTTTCAACTTTTATACCGCTTTCAAATAGCATCACTGCTAGTGTTCCATACCAACCTGCACATAAAAATACTGTGCCTAAATCTACGTCACACTTTTTTAGTTGTTCAACTAACCATAATTTACTTTGAAGTTGTCCTCTACTAAAACAATCGGGGTCAATTTTTATATTGTTAACAAAAAAGTTTTTAAATGCAGCAACAAACTGTGTATCAACATATCTTTCAAGAATAGGCCATAGTTTCCATACATTGTCTTCGATAACTAATTTACGTAAATCTTCGTCATCAACAAGTCTAAAGATACTGTGTAGATTTTTTTCTAACACTGCTTTTCGTAAATCGTCGATATCACCAGATACTGTATTAGGCAATAATCTAAAAATACTGGTTAAATCACGATCGATATAAGATCTACGTAAGTCAGATAGTTTTGTATTATATGGATACAGTAATTCAAATCTATCTAGTAATTCATATATTTCTAGCATCAAACTGTTCCTTTAACCAATCAAAATCGTTGATATTTTTTAACATTTCGAGATTGCCTTTATTTCTTGCACCAAATACTGCACCCAACTTAGCACCATCAATTGCATATTTGCCAAATGGACGATCTGCACCTTTTGTACACCACGTCTGTAATCTAGTCTGTGTTTCGTCGTCCTTTTGACGATCAATAACTCTACTACTTAGTTTAACACATTCTCTAAATGCACTTTTCCAAGTATTAAATGAATCTGTATTAAAACCGGTAACATTTGATATTTCCTGTACTGCTTTAAACTTACTGCTAATACTGGTTGTCATGTCGGGCTTGCTTGTATCCATATTTAAAGTCAATTCTGTTGGAAACAGTTTTACACCACCGTATCCGTATACTAGGTCATTGATAGGGTTAACCGACCTCCATACATGCACTGTGTCGCGGTCCCATCTTGCAACTTGATAGTCGAATTTAAAATTCGAGTCAATCAAAGCATCTCCGTCCACAATCCAAAACATATCAGTATCGCATAGTTTTGCTGCCTCGATATGTGCTTGATGAATTCCTTTTACACCGTGAACTCGTTTTGCATGTGGAAATCTATTCGCTAGATACCGGTAGTATTCATCAGCACTAGGTTCTTGATAACTGATAAACACAATATCATAAGGCTTAGGTGTTGATATAATAATGTTGATTTCTTTTTTATTTGCAATAAACTTATAATCAAACTCTCGTTTGCTAAATTTTGCATATTTACTGCACAGTAAAATACCGTCATGATATTTTCCGTTTAAAAATGTATGATTTATCTTGCGTTCGAATTCTTGATCGTGTGTAAAATACGTATCGTACTTGAATCTTTCTGTTGGATTTACATAGTCTGGTACGATCCAAAACATTTCAGTATGCGAAGTATTTAATGCTGTTAGATAATCATCATAATTTTTAACATTAAAAATATCGTACTTTATAGGACCACTTCCTACAATATCCCATTCTTTTCTATTAACTACATGTCTATAGTCAACTTCTTTTTGCGTAAGTGGGGCATATTTGCTGCACAAAAATAACCCATTATAGTATTTTACATCATCAACTAAATGTACAAACGCATGATTTTGTTTGCGATCGATTTGTTCGTGATGCGATATATAAAAATTGTGGATTAAGTTGTTGTCTACTAGTATGTTAGGAGAACTGACCCAAAACAGTTCTGTAGTGGATTTTTCTAATGCAGTTAAGTAATCACTGTATGTTTCAACTTCATAATAGTCAAAGTTTTTAGGACTAGACGCTTGTAAATCTATTTCTTTTTTCTTGATAAAAAATCTATGTTTAATTTCGTTGTTGGTAATACTAACATTCTTTGAGACTAGAATTATTCCATCACGATGTTCGGCATTTTTAAATACATGGACATAATTTTCGCTCCACTGATCTGGAATGTAGTCAAAATTAAATTGTTCCGAAATAACTAAGTCATCCCACACTATCCAAAAAAATTTTGTTAATGCTAATTCTTTAGCATCTGCAAAACTTGTTACACGCTTGGCTATAGGAAATCTAGATTTTAGTTTTTTCCAATTCGAAAGATTATCAGAAGACTGTACATAGAATATATCAAACATATTGTATATAGTAACATAAAAAACTATTGATGTCAAATATCAAATAAATAAAGTGTCTAGGAGAGAAACATGGAACTTTACGATGGTGCGTCATATAGAATTAATATTGAAGGTATGGACAGTACTCTTATAGTAGATAGCTTTAGAGGTATTATCAAAGCCAACATAGTCGATGTTGACGATTACATCATAGTTGACTACGAAAACAAAACTTTCCACGGAAATTTTGTTGGAAATGTAATCGACGACTTAGGAAATGTAGTTCTTAATATTTCAGAAAAAACATTCTACGGTAATGTTACCGGTAATGTTCTTGACGACTCAGGAAATATAGTCATCGACAACTCACAACAAATATTCTACGGTAATGTTCTTGGAAATATTGTTGATGATATTGGAAATTTGGTTGTCGACAAGAATGAAAAATTATTCCATGGTAATGTTGTTGGAAACGTAGTTGACGAATTTGGAAATATAATTGTTGATAAAAATCAAAGAATATTTTTTGGAAATGTTGCTGACGAAAACGGAACCATGGTACTTGATTCGGAAAACAAAATATTCATTGGTAATTTTTTAGGCAATATTGTTGATCACGCAGGCGATACTGTTTATGATTCAAATAGCAACAGTTTACGGTTAGATGATCTCGAAGTAAATAACCTCATCTACGGAAATGTCAAAGGCAATGTTTATAATGCAAATGGGAATCTTATGTACGATTCTTTTACTAACTCTGCAGAGTTAAACGAACTAGTTGTTAAAAAAATCAATGCTGAAGATATTGTAGTAACTGATTCTATCGTCGGCGAGTTTGTAGGAACGTTTGCAGGAAATGTTTATAACAATCTCGGTGAAGTTATTTTAGATACTGATATACAGATTATTAAAGCAAACTTGTTATCCGAAACCAACGGAATTAGTTACGATTATCAAACTAATACGTTTTATGGAAATTTTTTCGGAAACGTTGTATCGGATATTCAAAGATTTAATAACTTTCAAGTAGGTGATAAAGATGTTGGAAGTAGCGGTACTGCATTATTTGTTTCAGACAAAGACATCAACGACGATTACGGCCCGTTGACTATTTGTGTGTCAAAAGACAGTAATCTCCCAGGAACTCTTGCTCTTATTAAAACTAGAGGATCTATTTCTAACCCAGAGCCTGTACAACCCGGAGACGGAATACAAAGTATTATATTTGGTGCTCAAAGTGGCACTAATTATAGTATTTCGTGTGTACCAGTTGCTTTAATCGAAACGTCTGTTTCTAGCAATGCAATTGTTTCGTCAGGAAAGGTACCGGGTCATTTTTCAATAAAAGTTTCTAACAATGCAGGCGAATTAACCGAAGCATTGTCTATAAATTCAGATGGGCATTTAAAAAGTGTAATTAAAGATGTTACTGTTGTAGGAGAAACTTCTAAATCTCCTGCTAATACATCAAACCCAGACAGTTGGTTGGAAGTAAATGTCAACGGAATAACAAAATTTATTCCGCTGTATTCATAACTTTGTTATTTTTGCTACACTAAAACCACTTCTGTTTTTATAGAACAATTTTTCTTTAAAGTCTATATCTGTGTCCCAAGGTATAGATATATCAAATCTATATGTTGTTTTATTTTGTATTAACTTGTCGTTAAAATTACAAAACTCGTTTAAATTATAATTAAACTCACCACTTATAGCATGTTTTCGTGAAATGTCTGTTGTGTATGATTTATTAAAATTGAGTAGGTCGTTTAACAAATTGTTGTCAACTGTAGAAAAGTATTTTTTAGCCCACTGTTCAATTTTAGTTTGAACCGTGTTTCTATTTTTATGCCATTCAATTTGAGTGTAATTAACTGTAACATTGTCATTAACAAAAACGTCTGTAATTTTTTTATTCCAAAAGAATTCTTCTAAATCGGTTTTTTGTTTATTATACAGTGATAGAAAAAAATCTTCTTTTAAAATACAATTATTAAAAAAGTTTTCATAAAAGTCAATATAATCAATACCAAGATGTTTGTTTGCAAATTTAGCCAATACTTGCGTCCAGTTATAATTATGAAAGTTCATTATTAACCAATACCACAACCAAGAATCAATGTAATCCGATTTGTTCATGTATTTTGTTGCAATTACGTAGTTGTGAATTTCTGGAATGTTAGTCAACTGACCATTAAACACTGTGTAATATGTTTCCACTGCCATTTCGTGATCAAGTACTTCAGTGGCCATCTCACTGTTTTTAAGTATTTCTAAGGGAAACACATCTAAGAAATAATGACATCCTGCTTGTATGGCTTCGCAAAGACCTTCTCTCCAACTTTGTTTAGTTTCGTATGGCATACCCAAAATAAACTCTGTATAATATGTCACACCTTGTTTGTCACATTCTTTGTACATCTGTGATAACTGAGATATTTCCATATTTTTACGTTTAATGTTTGTTAACGTATCGTCATTCATACTTTGAACACTTAATGTAAGACCTCTATTAAGTCCTACACTGTGCAGTATTTTAACTAATTCAATAGTTTTTTCAGCACTGTTTTTATACCAAGTAGCAGTAACTCCGTGAGGATAGCCTGTTTCTGTTTTTAACTTGGCTAGATATTCTACAATAAGTTTGTCACGTTCATAAAAAACACCAAAGTTAGCATCAGCAATATAAATGTATTCTATTTTATTTTTTGCAACCCAATCTAACTCAGCAAATACTTTTTCTAAATTAAATTTTTTAATTTTACTTTGAGTTAGACTACCCCAGTCACAGAATGTACAAGCAAAAGGACAGCCTCTATTTGTTTCTATGGTTGTTGAAAATTTTACATTTTTATTTTCTTGGACTAACTTGTTTAAAATGTTGCTGTTTATATAAGGACTTGGCATTTCTTCAACATCAACACGTTGATGCAATTGATATGTTTCTTTAACTATTCCAGTAGTAATGTAGTCAGTTAATAACGAATACAAAGACTTTTCGCCTTCGTTAATTATAATACTATCTATAAACTTTTTTTGTAAAAGTTTGTGTCCTGCTTTTTCGCCAACCTGCGGGCCGCCAAACACAATTAAACAGTTTGGCCATTTATCTTTTATTTTTTTTGCCAATTGAAAATTGTATTGTTCGTTCCAAATATAGTTACTAAAGAGACAAATTTCTGGATCATGTATTTTAGTGATAACCAAATCAACAGGTTCACGTTTAAAAAAACAATCCTTTACATCAAAGTTTTGTTTTACTATATCAAACTGTTCTGCATATGACCAGACCGCAGCAATACTATATGGTAAACTTTGACTAGAAAAGTTTCCGTAACCCATTTGATAATTTACTTGAAACAAATACACACTTTTCATTAAAAATAGTCCTCTAGTGTTCCTTTACGTTTTGTATCTAATGTAACACAATGAAAGCCACCGCTTAATGTTCTTGCTTGTCTCATTGGCAAACCAATACTTTCAATTCCCCATGTTTTGTCTAATTCTTTCATCAGTTCTTGTTGATTTTCATCTACAATAATGAGTTCAGGATTTACACTTAACAAGTTTAGTCCAATATAAGGTGAGCACGGTGAGATACCGTTTGATAAATTTGTAGGTATTTTACCAATTTTTTCGCCAGGCCAAAAAATCTTATCCCAACTTTTAAAAATAGGCGGGTACCAGTCTTCATTTAATCTGTCACCGTTGAACAAAACCAATCCAGGACGAAGAGGAATTACTGTGCTGTCAAAATGCGAAAAACTATAATACTTTTCTGCAATATGAAATCTGTATCCTTTTGGTTCGAGAATAGTTTTTAGCCATTCAAACCCAAGTTGATTTCCACTGTTGCTTACTTGGCAAAGTAAATCTCTTCCTAATCTAACGATATTTGGTGCATCAAATACAATTTCGTGATTTAGTAAGGTTGCTTCTTTTATATCATCTAGTTGATAACTTTCATCTAATAGTATCGGCTTTGGAGCACAGATCCATTGCGAACCTTCCTTCATCCATTTATATAAATGATTGTAATATGCACGAGTTTCAAAGTATCGAGACCGCATAGGACTAGGACACTCGATAATCATGTTGTCCAAAGGTAACAACAAGTCTCTGGGACAATAAGTATGCCACCCTGTAGTTTCCCAATCGGGCGTACTAAATTTTTGTCTATGATCAATTACATCAGGTCTTAATACATTAACACCTAAACTTTTTAAAGTATCTGACAATCCATCTAAGTCTTCATTTGCTTCGTCAATGACTTGTTGATTGTGTAAAATTCCGTTAAGATGTTTAATTTCGTCATATGTGTTTGCTGCATAAGAAAAACTATGAGTACTTTTATCAAGAGTTGGAAGCATTGCATGATCGGCTATACCAACTACAATCTCTTCTAAAGGATCCCAATCATTGTTTGTTTGAATTGGCATATAATATCTCTTTCATTTGTAAATTGTTTAAAATTAGCAAGTCTTGAAGACTTAGTCTATTGGTATTAGTGCCTCTGTTATATTGATTGTATTTTTTAAAGTTGTCTACGCCAAATAAAACTGTATTACTTGGCGTAATATTTAAAACACTACAACACTCGAGTTGTTTACTTTTATATTTATTGTATACAAAATCTGGTGAAAAGTTTTGTAAAAGATTTAATCCTAAGTGAGAACCAAGTCTGTTATTGTAATTCATCTTATCATATACAAACATAAGGTCGTCGTCATCTGTTTTTGTAAATCTTATTCCAATTCTTGCATTTGCAACAGGAAATGTTTTACTTAAACTAAAAACAACATCAGTAATACAATTAAAAGATAAATCAAAATTTATATTATTACAAATTCCAAAATATATACAATCAATTAACACTGGAATCTGTAATCGATCGCATATCTCTAAAACACTGTCCATCTCAACATGCTTGTTTCCGGTGTCACTAAACGGTAAACTAATTACTACTGCATCATTAAATTCTAAAGGTGAATCCTCTATAAATGTCCAGTCGTTCCAATTATTTCTCCAGGCTAGTTTGTGATAAACATATTCGCCCTTAAAACATCTAAAACGTCTATTTTTATTTTTAATATAAAACATATCAAACGCTTGAGACGCACCGTTGCTATAAATTGCATATGTGAAGTTATTTAAACCTATAAAATTATTGTCGGCAGAACTTAAAATCCAATTTTTGTAAGCATTACAAAAATTTTTAGTAACACTATTATCCCATAATGCTTCTGAAAAATCAATGTGTTTTATAAAGTCTACTATTTCAGGATCTTGTATAGCATAAGAATTTTTAAAAATATTGTGCATTTATACATTTCCTTTTACATAAGGTTGTAATTCTTTTGTAGCATTTTGTTTAAGCATACCGTATTTACTACATTGATTTGCACAACGCTCTATTCTATTTTCGCTAATCCAGTTTTGTTGTATAGCGTGAAACACTTTACTGTTTGCAATTTCGTCCAATGAAAAATGATGCAAACTAATAGTGTTTAGACCGCCGTTTAGGTCAATCAACTCAAATAATTTTTTTCTATCTTTGTGCTTTTCGGTTTCAAACCCATAAAATCTATCAGCAAGCCATCCGCAAGGCAAAACGTACCCTTCGGCTGAAATATAAATTAAATTACTGTGTTGTGCAGTACAAAATATTTTAGATTTTTGCAAATAGTTTTCATAAGATCCGAACTCTTTTATAATTTTTTCGTAGTTATTATAGCCATTGTTTAGATATTTCTTTTCATCAGGCATTTCTAAATATCTATTAAGATTATTATTTTTGTCAAACACTGGAGTTTTATCAACTAGATTATGTTGTTTATCGATAAATCTAGTTGTCAACTTACAAGAAAACCCATCAAATCCGAGTTTGTTGCTTAATTGTCTTGCAGCATCTACTTGATGTTCGTTGTGTTTAAAAACAATGTAACTCCATATTGCTGATCCGCCAGCAGATATAAATGCTTTTGCATTATTGATTATTTTTTTAAAGTTTGTGTTAACTCTATACAAATGGTTTGTGTCATCTAAACCATCTATTCCGAAAATAACTCTATCATCTTTTTTTAAAACGTTAGCAAGATCTTTCCACCATTTTGTTGTACGTAAACTACCGTTTGTATTAATAGTAAGTTGTGCAGAAGTTTTTGAATTTAAATATTTGACTAACTCTATCAAATCTTGATAGATACAGGGATCACCATAAGTTCCGCAAATACGAATTTCTATCAAGTCTTTTAAAATTGAATCTGGTATTTTTGTTTTAATTAATTCCAAGTCAATGTCGACCATGGGCAATGTTGGCCATGTTTTTCCACCGTAAAAATTACGTACACACTGAGGACAAGATGCGTTGCATCTTGTTGTAAGTTCAAGTTCGAGTTGAGTAATTTTTTGATAAAACATTAGGGTTTTCTTATTAGGTGCTCAAGACCTTTACGATTAAAGAAAAACTCAATTTCTTCTTTACTAGCATTGTACTTTGTTTCTAAATACTTTAAAAATTCATCTTGCTTTTTAAAATAATAATACAATAACTTTGTATTAAAGTCAACGTCTTGTTTGACTTTTTGATAATCGCTGTTGTTTAAAAAATATTTTACATTTTGTACTATTGCTTCAAGACGCTGTTCTTCATCTTCGATTAAACCGTACTCTTTGATTAAGAAATTCTCGTCAAATGTCTTAAATCCTAGATTTTTCAATTCTTTGTATTGTTCTACATAGCCCGATAAAATTACTGGCTTCTTCATTAATAATTCTCTATAAGTTTTATCAGTAAGATAATACCGGTCGTTACTCCATTCCCAGTATATCGGCCCTTCACTTATTACTGTTAACTTTACATCGTTATAGTGATGCAAATCTATAAATGACGGATTGTGTATGTAGGGTTCTTTTACAATATCGTGCCAGTTGTCGCCTTCGTAAACTCCTAAAAAACTTTTACAAGAGTTGTATTCGTTATCGCTATCTAAAGATCTATTACAGTTTTTTAAAAACTCGTTATATTCTTTATCTGTATATTTTGACAAATAGTTTCGGCACCATTTGTTATCTATTTCGTTCCAAGGAGGAAAAAATGACCAAGTGCTATTTTTTAACATATTTTCGTCGTAAAATTTACTCATTAGTCCAATACGATTTGGACGAGCAGAACGACCTGTTAAAAATAAAAACTTGTCAGCATCGTTATTATAATCTTTGATTTGATTATCATAATCTTTGTATGCATTTTTTACAACACTCATATTCCAGTCATAAAAGTAGTGTGTGTGTTTTAAACCATACTCATATGTTTTTCCAGCACCAGATATAAAAATTATCTCTTGTATACCTAATTTTTTACAAGCATTGTCGAGTTTGTCAATCAGTGGGATCCAATATTTAGGATCCCACGCCACAAATCCGTCCATCAGTGCAAGAAAAATAATTACGTTGCATTTTTCTCGCACTGCTTGATCAATTTCGATCATTATCAAATCGTAATGATCTTGATCAACAAATAACCATTCGATGTTGATTAACTTTGTTTTTATATCAGACATTTTAAAATTATGGAAATTTTAAATCTAACTCTAGGATATTCATCAACTCTAGCATTTCATCTTGATGATAGTTGTAAAAATGCTGTTGATGATATGGATGCCACGATTGTTTTATTAAACTATCAGGATAATATTGCAATCTAAATGCAAGTCTGTTCGGATTTCCAGGATGCTTTCTTCTATGTAATGTTATCGAATTATCAAATAAACAAATCTCATTGTCTTGTAAGTACATGTGATCGTAAATATATTTTTCAGTTAACAATTCTCGGTCAATTTCTGCAAAAACTTTATCGCTATCATATTTACTCATACCTTTAATTCCAACAACAGAATTAAGTGTATAATGCAGTCCTTTGATTCCGCCCGGACTTGTAATTACCAAGGGTACTTCAGCCCCGTCAACTGGTGCAAATTCTTTTCTTATGTTTTCTCCAAAACTTGGATCATCTTTTTCGAGTTCATTAATCCCTCCAGGAATGTATGCGTGAACTAAAATCATTTCGTTAAGTTCGCTTCTAAAACTTTCAGAGATTGACTGATAATAATCAGCAGTTTGTAGAAATCCTGTAGAACTACCTACCATATACTCTCCGCCCATCAATGCAACTCCGGGAGTAAAGTTAATTACAGACGATTCGTTACTGTGCCAATATAACTCGCCAGATGAAAAGTTGCCCATTGGGTTACCGTATTCATCTCTTTTGCCACAAACTCGTGTTAATGTATTACCATGTTCAGTATGTTCAATATAAAACTGTTTCATTTTAATATAACGTTCGTCTTCTGATGATACATTAAATTTTTTGTAATGTTCTTGAATTCTACCATCAAAATCTTGACCGTATTTTTTTTGAAAGTGCTTGCGAGACATTGTTGCACCGATAAAAGGACCCCATTGCCGAATTCTGTTATAGTACTGATCTTTAGTAATTTTAACGTTTCTTAGAATAGTTACTAAATCAGTTAAATGAAATTTTCCAATTTCTGCCCATTCTTCATCTGTGATATTATCAAAGTCTAAGTCGTCAATATAATGTCCATATGAACCTAAACCGGGAATTTTTGATACTTTCATTTTATCTCCTGTGGTATTATTTCTAATATTTACTGCAAACAAAAACATAGTTACTCAATTGTGATACTACTAAATATTACAATGAGTCAACCATACCTGAGATTTTTAGATATTTACTGCGGTGCTTATTGTAACTTAGCCTGCAATCATTGTGATGCAAGAAGCCATGTGTTGCAAACAAAAAACTATGATCCAACATTGGATGACATATTAACAGGCATTAAATTAGTCAAAGAAAAATTTGATATAATCTATTATGGTACTTCAGGTGGTGAACCGTTACTGTATTTAGATCGAATTACAGAAATATTTAAATTTATAAAAAGCATAGATCCAGATGCTGTACTTTTACTACCAACCAATGGAACACTTATTGATAAAAAACTCAATGAACTAGTTGCGTTAATAAAACAGTTTGATGTTAGTGTTTTTGTATGTGACCATTTTTCAGGATTTGAAGATAAAACACTTTCAAATAAAGTTAAACAAAATTTTAAACTTTTAGCAGATGCTGTGAATTTGCCCAGTGGAAATGTGTCCGATTTTTATAAAAATCTATTCGATATAGAAAATAAAAAAAACGATATCTTGTATCAAGAGTGGTTAGACAAAAGACAAAACTTTTATGATTACATTGAAGATACTGAACAGGTATTTTATAATAAAACGTTTGTTCATTACAGAGAGCAAAGCACATTTAAACAAAATTATCAATTAATTGATAATATTCCTAAACCCTTTAAAACAAACAATCCTGCCGAATCTTATCAAAACGGCTGCACCAGTGATATGTGTAGTTTTTTGATTGATAAAAAATTATACAAGTGTTCTTCTTTGGGTACATTAAATAGATTTTTAAATCATCATAATTTATTAAACGACCCAGATTGGCAAAAATATTTAAATTATAAACCTATAAATTTAGAAAATTATAACAACGACGAAATTGATTTTTTTGATGAAACAAAATACTGCGAAATAGGAGAATGCGACATGTGTTCTGACAAAGACACTAGTTTTTTAAAAACACCAGAATATGTTTTAAAAAAATATACAAATTAATCTCTTGATCCACGAATTTCGTTAATCATATTTTTGTAATACTTTTTGGTTTCTTCTTCGTAAATGTCAGTATTATTATTTTTAATATAATTTAACAAAATGTTGTTCTCAGTAAAATCTTCATTTCTTATTTTATTAAGTTTATAATGAGAATATAAAAAATGTTTAAATAAATCTTTGCCACTGTCGTACATATAAGATATCAACGGTTCTTCCTTGATATACTCTTTGTAGATATCTTTTAAGTTAGTTGGCATGTGTCTTATACTTAAATATTCTGGATACTGTATTACATCGTAACCCCAATTAAACTTTGGATAATTTAAACTAAAATAGTTTTTAATATCTTCGACATAGATAGCATTGTAAATTCCAACTGTAGTCAAAACATTTACTGAAATTTTATCTGACAATAATCTATAATAAAAATCTAAATTATTTTTTATTTCATCAAAATTACTGTTTTTTCTAATAAAGTCGTTTAATTTTCCTATTGCATCTATGCTAATAGTAATTGTTACTTTTTTAAACTCTTTTAATATACTAAGAATTTCTTCAGTGGGCTGTATTGTTCCATTAGTAAAAAAATCAATATAAATTTGGCTTGTATCTGCATCTTCTTTTAATTTTTTTAAGAAAGGAATAAAATGAGGACTATAAAGTGGTTCCCCGCCTGTAAGATTAATTTCTTTAATGTTTTTTAAATTTACTTCTTTATAAAATGTATTTTGAAAATATTTGCTAGAAGAAAATGCCTCTCCGTATAACTCTTTTTCTTCTACGTGCCATAAATGACTGTTTGAACTTGCACACATTCTACATTTTAAATTGCATAGATTATCAAACATAATATGCAAATCTTGTAAATCTATTGTTGTTACAATTCCGTATTTGTCTAACGCTCTAGTACGCATACTATCTAAATTGTTGTTTTCTTGATCATAGCATTGTTCGCAACCTTTGATAGTTTTACCAGCAAGCATATCTGCCCGAAGTTGATCCATTTCGTTGTCAAAATACAATTTTTCAAATACGGATGTTTTATTGAACCTTCCGCCGTCCATAAATCCACAACAAGGAAGTATAGTATTTCCATTTTGCCAACTCGAGTGTACCCATGGCAACGGACAATATGTTTTACTCATATTCAGTGACCTGCAACACTACTCTTGGCATATGTCCTATATTGGCGGCGCCATGAATATCTTGACTGTTAATGTATTCATATACGTCGCCAGCAGAATACTTTGTTAATACTAAATTTCCGTATACAAACAAATGCCCGGGTTGATAGTCTTGTAATGGCACCCAATATCGTTTACAAGTTTCATAATGTGTAAATGGGTCTGTGTGCATCGGCATAAATTGACCAGGCATTAACTTTGTGATCCACCATTCAGTTTTTCCAGTACACCAAGGCGGACTTATTTTAATATTTAAATCGTGTTCTTCGTATACCCACCAGTGCGTTGCTGTTAAATCGTATCCTGCATCTCGAGCCTTGCAATATTCAGCACTTTCAACGGCAGTTTCCGGAGGCCAATCTCTGGGTCTTGCTTGTCCTACTGTGTTTAGGACAAGTTCTCTCCACGTAGGATTGATCCAGTTTGCAAAATTACCTCGATAAATCAATAGTGCTCCAAATGATCAATACCCAATTGTTCGCGAAATGAATTGCTAAACTTACAGTCAATTCTCATTCCATACTCAATTTCTTTGCTTTCTTCTCCGCCGTGCCAGTCTTGATCATTCCAAAATGCAGCATTAGCGTTTATATAATATTTGTTTTCTGTATCCGGATCCCAAATATAGAATCCACGCTTTGTTCTATAACGAATGTGAATAAATTCATTGTTGTGTGGAGTATATTGATGATCGCCTAACACACCGTTACGTGCGTCCAAGTCTCTATGCTCAAATGCTCTGCCGTTGTGATCGCAATGAAAAAATATTACTCTTCCGATTCTGTCGATGATTCCTGTGTGCTGTAATTCTTCCACCCATTTAACAACACCCGGAAAGTACTTCGACTCTACAGTTTTTTGGCGTTCAGCATTGCGTTCATTCCAATCACCCTGATCCCATAAAAAATAATAAGTGTAAGGGTCATTTGCACCCATTGTGGTTTTTAAGTAACGTGTAAAAATGTTGCGATTTCTAAAATCTTTTAAATCTGTAAAATACATAGGATCGCCTGTGACACGTATAGGATGTGTTTCTGGTAGTGCTAGATATTCTTCAACTGCACTATAAATTGGTTTCCAGTTGACAATATAACTTGCATCTTTCCAATCAAACCCAGGAGTCATCCATGTGCCTTCTTTTGCATAGTCTCTTGCTAGTGCAAAACCCTTGGCAATTTCTGGATGCAGATTTTTAAATCCTTCTATATCCAAGTAAGGATCCAAGTCGATATACGGTTTTGTGCCAATTCCTCTAATCATAAACATACTTATCGCTAATTATTGTTATGAATACACAGTTTGAGTACTATTATAATAATGTACCAGGAAAAGGATTGTGCAGAAACAATCTTATATACACTAGCCTAATTTCAAAAGATCGCAAAACTTTTTGTCAATGGTATTACAACGACGAGAATTATCACAGCGGACACAATGAAGTTGTTGATCCACGGTTAATGGAAGAAAAGTGGCACAGAGAAATTAAATTTTTAACTATTATGGCCAGACATTATCCCCAGCATGTTCCAACAATCGACACTGTAGATCACATAAACAAAAAAATATACTTTGATATAGATGGGACGGATTTTTGGGAACAAGCACAGTGTTCTCAAAATAATTATGATAAAGTTTTACCCAACTGGCAAGAACAAATGTTGGAAATTATTCAAGCACATGCCAGTCTCGGAATTTACAAATACAGTATGCACCCAAGCAGTTACTTTGTTGTAGACGGAAAACTAAAAAGCATTAATTATTTTTTTGCGTATGACAAAAATGACAAAACAATTAGTTTGACAGATGTAATGAGTCATATTAGTATTAATAGAAGAAATGACCTGTTACCAAAAATGACTAGGTTAGGTATTGATGTAGACAAACCTACTTCTTTTTTTGATATACAAATGTTAGCATTTGAAAGTTTTAAAACAGACTTTCCTGCCGATGCAATGGATGAAGCATGTTCCATATACAAACATACAACAACGATTTAGATTTAACTGATTATTATAGTCTTGCTCGCGAAAGAGGATTTTATAATAACGACAGTAAAGAAAAACTAGTTGACACTTGGTTACATATGGACCGTTGGCAAGTATGGATCCTTTACTACAACGATCAAGTTGTAGGCTCAATTGCTGCACACAGTTTAGAAGAACTAGGAGTACTAGGTGATGCATATCGTATTGCTGCTAGAACTTGTACCTTTGACGATTTAACTGGGCAACGTAAAACTTTAAGAACAGCAAATACTATTATTGCACGGCATCAAAATTTAACAGCACAGTTGCTATTACCATTGTGCGTCGAGTGGGCAGGCAAAGACAAAGACCTATACATAAGTTCAAACGAAAACGATACAGGAACACAAAAGTACGTTCATAGACTGTATTGCCCAGGGCTTAAAAAAGCGGGCGTATTAGAAGAACCCGTTGACTTAGAATACAGAGGTGCTATTCAAAGTTTTTGGCGTATGAATGTTGATGAATTTTATCGTCAGATGGACGAACATTGGTGGCCCGAAGCAAGAACAGCACTAGACGACTATAGATCTAAAACTTCTCTATAAAGTTTGTCAAGTTCTGTATGATCTGGATTTGCTCGTTTTAATTGGTCATAAACAAATGGCGTTAATTTCCAAACAAATTCCATCTGTCTAATTTTAGGATTATGCAACCAAAAATCAACGGCAGAAACTATTTCCGTATACTTAATAAAGTTGTCGCTTGTAAAAGTTAACGGATCGTTTAGATTAACATTTGTTGATTCAACAAAACTTAAATCAAGATGTAAAATATTAGCAACTCCGTCTGGTGCTAAACTTAACATCTTGCAACGCTCTGCTAATGCTTGCTTGTCATGTACATAATCTGTTAAAATAAGTTCAGGATAGAATCTACTTACAGATCCGCAAACAACTATTCTATGAACATGCTTGTACAAGCCGTTTAGCAGTTCTAATTGTTTCCCGTCTCTATATGCATTGTTAATGAAAATATCACAGTCTTTTGCGTTTTCAATTATGCTGTCAACCGACGTTTCTAAGTCGTAGCCGTTGCTGCGACTCATGCCAATTACTTCGGCATTTTTTCTACTAAAATAATTGTATAATTCTTTTCCAATGCCTGCGGTGTGTCCAGTAATTGCTACTTTCATAATGCACTGTAACCTATTGTGGTAATTCTAGGATTTGCTAACCAAATCTTTATACTATCGTAAACAAGTTTGTAATCATTGTAGGATGTACCTGTGAGTCTTAGATATAGCATAGGGTGTTTAGGTTCTGCAGAAATCTTATTAAAATACAATTCTAATGTGTTTTTGTGCTGACTATAAACTAAATCGTCTGGGTCGGGGTATATAGATGCAATACTGCCCATAACTACAATGTTTGCATGAGAATTTTCTAACGATTTTAAATAGTCAATTTGTGTTCCGTTTGCATATGCATTTAAGATAACAATATCATCGACTTCTACTTGAAAACAAATCTTAGCAATATCTTTTTCTAAATCATAACCATTGGATCTACTATAACCTCTAACATCGTGCATATCTGTTGTAAATGCACGATAGAGGTATTCACCTAAGCCTCGACTATGTCCTACAACGTGTACTGTCATCCTACTAAGTCATCTAAGTTATTAAAAAAGTCGTCGCCTAAATAAGTTTCAATAGTTGCTCTGAGATCTTCATTTTCTTTAATATTGTGTAATTTTCTCCACAGCACCACATTTGCTTGTTGTAACTGCATGAACTTTTTTAAATAAAACTCGTCTGTAATAACCGGTTCGCTCATTTTTCTAACTCCGTACGAGAATTATAACCTACTCTAGGCTGATCAGAAAAGAAACATGCCGACACCCACTTTGTTCCTTCTGTGATAATTTTACTTTCGTGTATTGTGCTCCAATTGGTTTCTTCATCGTAACACTGTTTAAAATATAAGAACGAGCCTGCTTTTGGTGTTACCGATACACCCAATTTAGGAAAGTTTGTTTCTCCGCCAACAAAGTTATCGTTGAGATAAAATACTCCGGATCCTACTCTATCGCCGCCGTGCTTGTAATAATTAATCTGTCTTGGATCATACGGATAATCGTGATGAAGATCCAAAAACTGTCCAGTTTCATAATTGTAAATATCACAGGCTTCAATATGGCTAAAAGGTATTTCAGCATATTTTACAATTGTACTTGCAACTATATCATAATGTCGAGGATCCATGCCTAAACTAATTCCACGTTGCTCAACTAATTCAGTTACTTGTGCAAAACTTTCACGACGTGATTCTGCTCCACTGTTTGGATTCATTTTATCTCGTTCATGTTTTGCAATAATCGCATTGCAAATTTCAACTGGCAACGCATTTTCAAAAACCACAATACTAGGAATATCAAGATATGTTACTACATTTACATCGGTACCTAAATCTTCAAGGAACTCTTTTGGGTTTCTGTCTGTTTTTCCAATAACTTTAACATCTTTAGCAATTGCACCATACTCGGCGTCTTGCTCTCTATTGAACTCAACAGTTTGCATTTCAAATAACACCTGCGGTTCGTGCTGTATGCTATCTTGTTCAACAATAACTAAAGCGTTGTCATTGTCTGCTACAATAAACCCATAACGCTTTGCATCGTTATACCATTTAATTACACCTGTTTCCATCGGTTCACCACAAATTTAAAAGATACTTAGGAGTTATTCCGCAGTTGGTTCCGGCATGCCAATATCTCCTGCTATCCCAACGATAGGTTGATCCTTGTTCTTCATTATAAAAACACTTTTTGTCGGCGATAAACACATGCCCCCACTCCGGCTTACCAATATGACAGTGATATCTACAGGTATCGCCTAATGTTGCTTCGTCGTCATGTACATCCCAGTGTATCGGAGCAAACCTTCCAATGTTAATTCTGCTAATCCACGCAGTTTTGTAATTTGGAATTTCAAAAAATTCAACAAACTTATCAATTACACTTTGATCAAATTGCTGCCCAGGTAAAAACATATCCCACCCAACAGTACCACCTTCTGCTACAGTTTTATACTCTGCTGCATCCCACATATCTAATATTACATCAAGGTCAGGCAGATTGTCACCACGTTTATGGCTAGGTCCTACGTATGCAGGAGTTGTATTTGCACAATCTTCAATCACCACATCCCAATTGATATGTTTACAATTTCCTATGTAATTTACAGTCATCTCGGTCTTCCTACAAAATGAAATAGATATTGTGGATGTATTCCGCAGTTAGTTCCGGCATGCCAACTTCTATAATGGTCCCATTTATAAATTTTATGTTGCGGAATATCGTGAAACGCAGTATCTTCCAAAATTAGAACACTTCCCCAACGTGGTTTGTCTATAAAACAGACCCAACGTTCAATAGCACCTTGCTCTAGCCATTCTTGCTCGTGATCTTCTACATCCCAATGATACGGAACATTGCGACCTGGCAGTACCTCACTTACAAAAACACGAAGCGGATCTGCATTTACTAAATCAGCAAAGTTATCTTGAACGCTGATATCAAAATGATGTCCTGGATAATAATCACTCCAAACAATTTCATCTAAATTGTATCCAGCGTTAATCCACACCCCTAATACTTCGTGATAGTTGTCTAGTAAAAATCCTTCTGCTTCGGACTCGCTTCTAGCAATAACAGCACTTGGTGTATTTCTGTCACCGTCGTTGCTGTTTATACAAAGTTCAACAACACTGTCCCAATCGATAATGCCTTCTGTTGTTCCAAAATAACTAGCCATTAAAAATTTCCTTGTATATGTAACTCATGTTGCTTTTACCCCAAAGTACATGAGTTTCTAAACTGCGTTTAAACATTATAGATAAATCTATAAGATTATCTTTTGTTTCCCCGGTTTCCTCTAGTCTAAAACGTGCAGAGTCATGAATAATTGCTTGCATGTATCGTTCTTCTATGTATGGACGATCAATCGGAACAACTCCATACCAGTCTATTGCTCTCATATTATCGTGATTGTCAATATAGTGACAGTGAGGGTACATTGTTAATTTATAATAACCTGTGTTGTATTGATCCGTAACAATATCTTTTATCATATCATACCATTGTAAATCTAAACGCATATCACCGTATATAGAATGATTACAATTATTATTATACCATTTTATAAAAATGCGTTTATGTTTTTCATCAATGTCTACAACCTCTGGTGCGTATGGTTTACTGCTAAAAAGATTTATATATTTTACTTCTTGTTCAAAAAAATAATCACACACTTCTTTTGTATATAATGGTCTTTCTGAATTCATACGTTGATATCGATTACGCCAATCGTAGTTTGCACAAAATGTTTTACCGTCTGGACTTATTAATGGTTCGTATGTTTGTTGAGCCATTCCTAGTTGTCCGTCGTGATATTTTAAAAACGGTCTCCAATTAATAATCGAAGTCATATTCAAACTCTTCAGGAATTATTTTTTCTAACTCGCTGCTAAATTCTTCTTCGACTTTTAAATAGACTTTTGATAGACTATGTTCAAAGTCGGTTATAATACCTCTTTTATTTGCACGGTTAAGCCAAGGACTAATTGTATTGTCAAAAACAAATCTTGCATTTTTTCCTGTTGCTCTAATAAAAACATTTATAGGTATTTTTAATTTATTTTTTGTTAATAACTTTCTTACAACCAACTGCTTACGATCATGTTGTCCAAAGTTTACTGCCGAATGTAAAGATCCAGCGTCCATGTCATACCAAATTCCGTCTGGTTTTAAAAAATATGACTGTTGTGTTTCGATGTTAATTAATGCTGCACAATCGCCTGTTAAGTTTAAATGATACCTGTCATCAATATCACTATGCGAAAAGTAGCAACGTCCACTTTCAAGTGTAATAATACGTGCTTCTCCAATGTCGTCGGGTAACAAGTTTAGTGCCGCTTCAAACGGTGTTCCAATAAATTCAGGTTTAATACGCCAAGGATCGTAAAAAAAATCTCCAGTTGGCTCATTGATGACCACTTTCATTTCATCGCCGTCGAAACTTGCCATCTTTTCTATTAATTCTTGTCTTACAATTAAATTTGTTGGTTGTATCATAAAGATATTTAGTGTATACTATTTTAGCGCAAGGTTAAATAGAGTATGATCGTAGATGGTGTGGAAATACCTTTAAATAAAGATTGGCAAAGGATTGGTATTAGTTTAAGCGGTGGTGCAGATAGCGCACTACTTGCTTATTTCATAATGGAAAATACATCTGCTGATATTTACTTTACTACACAAATACGAATGTGGAAAACTAGACCGTGGCAAGAATATATTGCACGAGACGTAGTACACTGGTTTCAACGCCGCTATACCAATCGTATTGAACATTTAACAAACTTTGTACCACCAGAATTAGAAGAACCTGTTAGTCCATTAATTCCAGACGAATATGGAAAATTAAAATCAGGTAACAGAATAATACTTAGAGCATATAACGAATACATAGCACACAAATACAAACTAGATGCATGGTATGCTGGTGTTAATTTAAATCCTAGCGAAATATTCAACGGTGCTCTTCCAGAGAGAAATATTCCAGTCATACCTCCCGTTTTAATACATATGGGTATTCCTGTACACCATCCATTTATAAATGTTCAAAAAGACTGGATAGTTCGAAGATATGCAGAAAACGGAATAGTAGATTTATTTGATATAACTAGAAGTTGCGAAGGCGAGTTTGAAGATTTAAATTATACTAATTATAAACCCTATCAATCTGTTCCTATTTGCGGTAATTGTTTTTGGTGTTTAGAAAGAGCCTGGGGATTAAAACATGCACTCAAGTAAAACATTTTGTATGCATCCGTTTACAGGATTAGCCACCAGAGAAGACGGTGCTGTTAAAGTTTGCTGTCGCAGTCAACCAGTTGGATGGATTCAAAACGAAAGTTTAGAAGAAATATGGAACAACGATCAAATGCGAGAAGTAAGACGCCAGGTGCTAAACAATGAACGTCCTACTGTTTGCGTACCTTGTTTTGATTTAGAAGATCAGGGTGTAGAAAGTCTAAGACAGCGACACATTAAAAATACGTTTCCAGACAGTAGAGTTAATCTTTATCCAACTGCACTTGATAGTTTGCATGACGATTATTCAATGCCTTTTGAACTTCCTACTATCGAAATTAAAATTAACAATCTTTGTAATTTAAAATGCAGAATGTGCAATCCTCTCGACAGCACACAGTGGAAGGATTGGAGCAGTGTCGTTGAGTTTTATCGAGAAGAAAACAACTACCTAGTCGATGCTGTTGCTAAACTAGGATTAGATAAGCGTCCGCATATTGATTTGTTTGTTGAGCGTGAAGATTTTTGGGCTAACTTAGAAAAACTGTTACCTTATTTTAG